GCAATCGCCCGTCCCGCTGCACGCGATGAAAGTTCCGCGCGCCGGGTGATTGCTCAACCCGCGCCGAAGGGCGTAGATCAGCTACCGGCTCCGGTCGCAACTGGATGATAGACCAGTGGCAGGTCAAGAGGAAGGCGATCAAGCGCAAGCTGGAAGGCCTCTACGACGCCATTGCCGACGGCCTGCGCTCGCCAGGCCTCAAGGAGAAGCTTCTTGAGCTGGAGGGACGGATAGCCGCCATCGACGCCGAGCTTGGGCGCCCTGCCCCGGCGCCCGTCCGGCTCAACCCGAACCTGTCGGAACTGTATCGGCGCAGGGTAACAGAACTGGCGATCACGCTGGCCGATCCGGCAATTTCCCGACCGGCACGCGAAGTCGTTCGCGGTTTGATCGAGCGTGTTTCGGTGACGTGGGAAGACGGCCAAGCGGTTGTTGCGCTGGACGGTGCTTTGACGGCGTTGATCGGGTTGGCCCAGAACGCCAAAGGCCCCGCTGTTGCGGGGCCTTATGGGAGTTCGGTAAAGGTGGTTGCGGGGGCAGGATTTGAACCTGCGGCCTTCAGGTTATGAGCCGGAATTGGAAGAATCCAGAAGTCCAAGGAAATCAATGATGGATGCCTCATAGCCCGGATAGTATGCACTACATTCGTCCGCAAACATCCATTCTGATCGTATTTGAACGGCTGCCACTGGATTGGAAGCGCAAACAACGGTTGAGGTGGCGTTGAGGTAAAGCATCGATGATCCTCATCATCAATCGTTCGACTCACCTCATCATTTCTGTTTGCCCATGTCCGTGCGAGATGCCACCACGGAGAGCAAAGCCCGCGCAAATGGTGGGCTGACACTGTTGCCTATCATCCTATGGCTATGCCACTTGGTTGCATGAAAATCGTACCAGTCCGGAAACCCCTGAATTCTAGCAGCTTCTCGGACCGTGATGACTCTATGATCACTAGGATGGATAGGTCTTGCCGCTTGGAAGGAACCACGATCAGCACCAGTGCCAGCTCTCAGAACATTCGCCGGCCGTTCCCAAGACAGTCTAACATAACGGCTCACGGGATCCTTACCGCCAGGTAGAACCTTTGCAAAACGATCAACCACTTCTTGGGTATGACGCGTTAACTGGAAACCAGATGTCGTTTCCCTTTGAGCATCTATATATTCCGGTCGACCCAGAAAGTCCGGCCGAACATAAGCGTTCAGCATCTGAACGTATGGATTATCCAATCCACTCTGATCAATCCGCAACACGTCAGAAACTGCTGGACCGGGTAGTCCCGCTATTGCATCGCGGACCGTATAGTGCACGGCCGACTTCGCTGCGAGGAGATCGGCAACCTGAATACAATCAATTTCGCTTGGGTCATAACCTAGGACCACCAACCTCTTCCTAGTTGTTGCAGCACCGTAATCTGCCGCATCCAGAACAATCGGATCCAAAATCACATAAGGATACTTTAGCGCAGAGATGGCCGTGTTTAATACTCGGGTGCCATCATCGAGTAAAAGTCCTGGTACATTCTCCATCAAGAAGAACTTCGGCTTGAGCTCCTCGACCAAATGGAAAAAACGATGCAGAAGCATGTTCCTCGGGTCATCACTGCGGCGCTTTCCGATCGAGCTAAAGCCCTGACACGGGGGACCTCCGATCACGCCCGATAGCCGACCCTGCGCTCCAGACAGCTCCTTCAGTTCCGATGCCTCACGCTGCGCAAGGTCGCCGATCAGCAACTTACATGCAGGATGGTTACGTCGGTGCCCGTCCCCAAGCACGGGGTCGACATCAACGGCAAGCCGCGGGGTGAAGCCCGCCTGCACCGCCCCCAACGACAAACCGCCGACTCCGCAAAAAAGATCAATTATATCAGTCATTTAGCGGTCATTTCACCGACCATCCGTTGTTCGCCGGTGCAGAAACGCACGTACCACCGCCCACGATCACCTTGAAAGGCGTCTTGTGCAAGACCACCAACGCGGCCAATGTAACAAGAGTGATCGAGTCGGAGAGTTTCATGACGTCACCTAATAGATTCTTTGGGGGTCCGACGAAAGACTTCTTCGTGTCGATGCTCACCCGCGACATCGCGCTGGATGATGCGATCCTCGACCTTGTCGACAACTCTGTCGACGGCGCGATGCGCACTAGGCAAGATCAACGGGGAACCGAGCAAATGTACGCCGGTTGTCAGTGCCGCCTTACCATAAGTGGAACCACTTTCGAAATATCCGACAACTGCGGGGGCATACCAAAGGCTTACTTAGAGAACGCTTTCCGGCTGGGCCGCCCCAAAATCGATCTCGACAAGGGTATCCCGACGATCGGTGTTTACGGCATTGGCATGAAGCGGGCTATCTTTAAGATTGCGTCTGAAGCAACTGTGGAGTCCCACTCGGCCGACGCTGCAGTACGTGTCACCTATACCGGCGACTGGATGGCATCAGAAGACGATTGGTACGTACCTTTCACTGAGCTAGGCAAAGATGCAACTCTCGGTGTAAAGATAACTGCCGTCACCATTAGACCAGAAATTTCATCGAAGTTCACCGATCCTGGGTTCCTGGATGGCCTGGAAACTCAGATTGCCGAGCATTTCGCATATCTGATGAAAATGGGCTTCGAGATATTTCTGAACGAAAAGAAAATCAACCCTAGGATCGTTCAAGTCGTCGACGGAGGCGCTGGAAGCGTTCGCCCATACGACTACGAAGGCGTAACCGATGGCGTAAAGATGAAGGTTACGATCGGTTTCTATCGCAAGCTTACAAGGGAAGCCGAACTAGAAGAAGCTACCCAGGAAGGTGATCAACCCGTCGACAAGGCTGGCATCACGCTGATCTGCAATGAGCGCGTTATCTTGCACTCGGACAAAACGAACCAGACAGGTTGGGGAGTCGCGAGCACACCCAGATATCACCCACAGTTTCGTGCGATTTCTGGAATTGTTTCCTTTGAGAGTGATGATGCGTCGAAGCTACCTGTTTCAACGACCAAGCGAGATATCGAGCATTCATCAGCCTTGTATATCAAGGCACTAAATCGTTGCATGGATGGGATTCAGATATTCACGTCATTCACGAACAAGTGGAAGGGGCGCGAAGCAGAGACGGACCAGTATCTTCAAGAAGAGAAGTTCACCTCCGCTAGGACAGTTGCCCTCGCAAATAGTGAAGGTACTGTTGTTAGGGGCTCTGGCGGAGCCGAGAAGGTTTTCACTCCGGAGCTGCCCAAACCGCCCACAAAAACCACGCTCCGGCGAATTGCGTTCTCCCGCGAAACCTCTGAAATCGAGCAATTGGGGCTAGCACTTCTTGACAACGCCCGGGCACTTCCGGGTGATGTTGGGTTGGCGGCCTGGACGCGTGCATTGAAAGAGGTTGGCAAGCCTTGAGTGGTAGCGGTTTACCTTATCGACTCCGGCCGAGAAAGCATGTGGATCGCGAACTGTTTTCAGAGTTTGTGGCATGCCTCCTTTCGGGTCGCGATCCGACGAAGTACGTCTACGCCTCTATGGGAGGCCAGCACCTTGCAGACCATCGCTCGATTTATCGTAGATCTGGTCTCAAGGCACTTTATTCTTTTGATGCCGAAGGGAACGTAGTCGGTCGTCAGCGATTTAACCGCCCGTTCAACTCTGTGGTATGCGAACAGCACTATAGCGGAGAACTCCCCGGAAAAATCGATGCTATTCTTTCGCGATTCAACGCGGATAATCTCATAGTTTGGCTTGATTACACCGACCCGCACACGAGGTTCGCTCAACTTGGTGAAGTGGAGTTGCTTTCGTCGCGCTTTGATGCTGGAGATGTGCTGCGTGTCACCTTCTGCGCTGATATAACTCGGATTGAGAAGCACAAATCGCAACTTCCTAAAGCTGAGCGAACCGCGGAAGAGGAAAGAGCGGCTGTGCTTAAGCTGCATCTTGGAGAATACTTTCCGAATTCAATACAGTCAGTTCTGCCCTCTGAAGTCCCAGGAGCTTTCTCGATGTGTGTTAAACGCGCTATCGAGAAGGGTGTGGCGGCTGGAAGTCGGAAGTTGGTTCCGCTGCCTGTGCTGAATACCAGCTATATCGACAGCACCGCAATGTGTGTGGTCACAGTTCTATTTCAAGATAAGGATGAAACAGTAAAAGTACCAACAGGATGGGGATATGCTCCTGCGAGCTGGACTGATTTCATGATTATCGACATTCCAGACATTACGCCAAGCGAGAAAGCGATATTCGACCAGCTCATGCATCAGGATCTTGAAGCGCTCCATCAGACGCTGGGCTTCCGTCTCGACGACTCCGATCAACGCGCCGAGGTTCTTCTGGCCAACTATCGCAAGTTTCATCGGTATTATCCTACCTTTGAAAGTATCGCGAGCTAGACGGACTTTAGGCGAATCTACGTTGTAGGCGAGCGTTTCGCCAATGTGCTCCTGCTGGCTTAGCCTCTCCTGATCGGCCGATCTAGGCTTAGACAATGAATCTGGAGCTCTTTTCCCCGGAACGCCCCTCCCCACCCCACTTCCGGTCTCCGCCTCCTTTCCGGTCCCACCGCCATGCTTGCCTTGATCCAGGCGCGAATTCACGCCTCATGTCAGGACGAGCAAGACGGAGCGATGCATGGTCAAGAGACTGAAACTGAATGAGAAAACCGTCCGGGAGGCGGCGAACCTGGGGCGGGACTACCAGATCTTCGACACGGATGTGCGGGGGTTTTCGGTCACCATCTACCCTTCCGGAAACCGGGCCTTCACGCTGGACTACCGGGTCGCGGGGCGCCAGAGGCGGATGACCATCGGGCGCTGGCCGGAGTGGACCGCGACGGCCGCCCGGGAGCGGGCCAAGCAGCTGCGGCGCGAGATCGACGAGGGCGGCGATCCCCTCAGCCAGCGCCAGGCGGCGCGCGAGGCGCCGCGGATCAGTGATCTGATCGAACGGTATCTGGCGGAACACACGCCCAACCTCGCGCCCCGCAGCGCGGCCGACCATCACACCATCATGCACAAGCTGGTTGGCCCCGACTGGAACAAGAAGCTGGTGACAGAGATCACCAAGGCCGATGTTGAGAAGCTCCTGAACAAGATCGCCGCAGGCCGGGCCCGGCCGTCGAAGGCGAAGCCCAACAACCGGGCGCGCAAGCTGCAGGGGCCGAAGCCCACGCCGGTGCGCGCCAACCGGGTGGGCGAGGTACTGCGCAAGATGTTCTCGCTCTCCATCGAATGGGGGATGCGCACCGACAACCCAGCCAGCGGCTTTCGCCGCCGGATCGAGACGGAACGCGAACGCTTCCTCTCGCCCGAGGAGATCGCCCGTCTGGCCAAAGTGCTGGACGCGGCCGAGGACCAGCGTGCGGCCGGGATCATCCGGCTCTGCATGCTGACTGGCGCCCGGGTGGGCGAGGTGCGGCAAGCACGGTTCGAACAGTTCAACCTCGACCTGCTCAGCTGGTCGAAACCTGCCTCGACGACCAAGCAGCGCAAGATCCACCGCATCCCGGTTTCCGACGATGTCGCCGCCATCGTCCGCCAGCGCAGCCTGCTGGTGCCGCGGGGCAATCCGTGGCTGTTCCCCGGCGACACGCCCGGCCAGCCAGTCAAGGAAATCCGCCGGTTCTGGGTCGGGATCCAGAAGCAGGCCAACCTGCCTGGTGTCCGGATCCACGACCTGCGCCACACCTTTGCATCGCTCCTTGTCAGTGGCGGGGCCTCGCTCGAGATGATCGGCAAGCTTCTGGGCCATTCGCAGATGACGACGACCCAGCGGTATGCACATCTGATGGACTCGCCCCTCCGCCATGGGGTGAATGTCGTCGCCAGCATCTTCCGGCCGCGGCCGCAGCTGGTCCATGACGCCGACCAGGAACAGAAAAGCGCCTGACCGCGGCGCTGGGCCGGTCAATCCCGCTCGCGCAGCACCCGCCAGATCGGCGCGATCTTCTTCCTGGTGGTGCTTTCCTCGGGGATGTCGCCGTTGGGCGAATTCTGGGCGAACCAGTCCTGCACTTCGTTGATCAGTTCGCCCTGCGTCGCGGGCAGGCCCCGTTCGTTGATGCGGCGGAACAGCATCAGGTTCACCCCGTCCCAATCGTAGCGCGGAGCGGATCCCGGCGGCGATGCCGGGCGCCGCAGCAGATCGCGCTCGTCCTCGAACTTGTGGACCTCGTCGGCCAGCAGCAGCAGGTCGGTGATCTTCACCAGCACCCCATCGGTCGGGTCGGTGATGAACTGCCACTCGGTGGTTCCTGCAAGCCGGATCCGGTAGACCCGGCATTCCTCGTCGCTCGGCCCATGGCGACGAAACATCCGCATCATGTCGGCCGCGCTGACCTGCACGATTCCTGCCACGGGCTGCCTGCCGCAGATGACCGAGGCGATGCTGGTGTTCAGCGAAAGAAGGCCGGTCGCGGACCACCCGGCGACATCGGCAGCAGCGCAACCCCAGCGAGCAGATATCTCGGTCAGGGAATAGAATGGGCGGGGCGGCAGGTTCATCGCGGCGGTCTCCTTTCTGCAATCGATAAAACCCAGGTCAGAAAGGCATGCGGCAGGGATGCTGTTTGCAAACAGAGACTTGTCGGCGCGTGTTTGGATGTCGGCACCATTTCCCCGCCCCTCCCACAGGCGTGCGTTATTGTTCGGGCTGATTGCCCGTCATTGGCCGTCGGGGATCATGGGAATCGCCTTGATCTGACAGGTTCAGGCTACTCGCCTTTCGCGCGAATTTGCACTATCTCACCCTGACAGGTTCGGTCAGGGATCAAGAAGTGTGAACAAGCGTCTGGGCAAGGCAATCGACATCATGCGGCTGGCAGAAGTGGCCGCCGCGCAGGCGGACGGGATCAGCCTGGTGCAGATCACCGAGACCTTCGGCGTGAACCTTCGAACCGCGCAGCGCATGTCGAAGGCGCTGGAGGCGGCCTTCCCCATGGTCGAGATCCGCATCGACAAGGACCGGCGCAAATGGTGGAAACTGAACGAACAGAAACTGCTCCATGGGCAGGGCATTCGGGACAGCGAATTGTCGGCGTTGGAGATGGGCATTCGCCGCGCCGAGCGGGACGGAGCCCTGACCGAAGTTTCGGCGCTGACCTCGCTGCGGGACCGACTTCTGGCCACCATGCCGTCCTCCCACGCACGCCGCGCCGAGGCGGATGCTGAGGCGGTGCTGGAAGCCCGTGGCCATGCCTGCCGCCCCGGCCCCCGGGCCAAATATGACCCTCTGATCCTCGGGACCATCGAGGCGGCGCTGAAAGGGCCGTTCACGATGCAGATCGAATATGCCGGGGCACAGGACGCCAGCCCGCGGACGCGGCAGATCGAACCCTATGGCGTCCTGTTCGGCATGCGTGGCTACCTGATCGCCCGAGAGATCGGGAACGGAACGACCTATAGGCATTTCCGCCTCGACAGGGTCCGCAAGGCTCAGCTGCTGCCATCGTCCTTCAAGCGCGATCTCGATTTCGACCTGCGCGCCCATGCCGCCCGCGCCTTCGGGTCGTTCCATTCGGAGGCAGAGTTGGCCCCGGTCGAATGGCGGTTCTCGCCTGCGGCGGCGCCTGTTGCGCGCGACTTCCTGTTTCATCCCGACCAGGAGGTGACGACCGAGGGCGACGGCAGCCTGACCGTCCGCTTCACAGCCGGAGGGTGGCTCGAGATGGCCTGGCACCTCTACCAGTGGGGCGACACCGTCGAGGTGATCTCGCCGCCCGAACTGCGCGCCATGGTCGAGGCGCACCGTCGACCGGACTTCCCCGCCCTACCCTGACACCGCACCGCAGGAACGGCAGCGTCCCGTTCCGGCCCACCGTCGCAGCCATGTGTCGATGATTGCGGATCGGCGCGGCGATCCGCGCCAATCCGCAGAATCAACGCGCGCGCAATCACCGGAAATGGCGGAATGGCGCTGGGCGCATCTGCAATTCCGGTTTCCGGGCAGGCCAGCAATCCCCAATGAAACTTGGGCCGGAATGGCCCTTGGCCTGTCCGTTCCGGTCTCCGCCTAGGTTCCGGTCCCACCGCTCTGCTTGCCTCGCCCCGTCTCCGGCATCGACCGGGATCTGGATGGGAGTACGAGATGCAGACCACGACCGCTGCCCCCGAGGGCCAGCCCCTGAACCTTTTGGCGGATTGGATCAGCCGCGACCAGCTTGCGGGTGAGCTGGGCGTTGCCAGCGACACCCTCGCCCGGTGGGAAGCCCGTCACGAAGGCCCGCCCTGCACCCGGATCGGGCGCAAGGTGTTCTATCGGCGCACCTCGGTCGAGGCGTGGATCCGCGCGCAGGAACAGGTCTGCCCTGCGCCGAAAACCCGGGGGCGGCGCTGATGGCCGCCCCGCATCGCCCCGCCCGGCGCCCTGCGGTCGATCCCGCCTGGCGCGCGCAGCGCTTGGCTGAGGCGCGCACCGTCGTCGCCAATGTCGCGCGCCATTCCGACCACCTCGTCCGCCTCGCCTGTCAGGTGCTGACCACCCACGGACAGTCGGAACGGGAACGCCGCGATGCGCGCGCCCTGCTCTTCGCGATCGAGGCTCGATGCCCGGCCCGCCATCGCCGCGCGCAGGCCCTCGATCCTGAGGTCCGCCGATGAAGCGCCGTGGCACCCCCGAGGCCGATCTTCAGCGCGCGGTCGTGCAGGCGCTGCGCATCGCCCTGCCCCGCTCCGCCATCATCCATCACTGCGCCAACGAGGTCACCGAGGCCGGGCCCCGCGGGGCCAAGCGCCAGGCGATCCTCGTCGGCATGGGCGTCCATGCCGGGTTCGCCGATCTGATGGTCCTGTGCGAGGGCCGTGTCCTGTTCCTCGAACTGAAGGCGCCGAACGGGCGATTGCGGCCGGAGCAGGAGGCGTTTCGCGATGCCGTGCAGGCGCAGGGGTTCGGCTGGGCGCTGGTGCGCAGCCTCGACGACGCCCTGGGCGCGCTCGCCGATTGCGGTTTCACAACGCGCATCGCCCCTGCCCCGCGGAGGCCCGCGCCATGAGCCACGAGGCCACCAACTGGGCCATCAAGCAGCGCGGGCTGAAGCCCACGACCAAGATCGTGCTCTGGCACCTCTGCGACCGGTTCAACCCGGATTACGGTTGCTTTCCCTCGCAGGACCGGCTGGCGCATGACTGCGAGATCAGCCGCTCGACGCTGAACGATCACCTTGGGCAGCTGGAGGCCGTGGGCCTGTTGCGGCGCGTGCCGCGACTCGATCCCGTGACCAAGCGCCAGCTGCCGACCCGCTACATCCTGGGGTTCGAACCGGGCTTCACACCCGTGGCTGTGGTGCCGTGTCCGGAAATCGGACACGGAGAAACCGCGGATGCAGAAAGCCCCGACATGGCAGAGGGTTCGCCCATGAATGCCGCGGCCGTCGCCCTGCCGTGTCCGGATTTCGGACACGGGGTTGACGCCGGAGCCGTGTCCGATTTTCCGGCCGAGCCGTGTCCGGAAAGTGCCGAAAGCCGTGTCCGGAATTCGGACACTAACCCTGTAAGGGAACCTCTAAGGGAACCAGTAAAGGAGGAGGAGGGCGCGCAAGCGCGAGCGGCGATTTCCGATGAGGTTTTCGGGAAACTGCTCACAGCGCTGGGCCTCGATCCCACCGCGCTGCCCGGCTGGTGGCAAGGCTGGCCGCCCCGGCTGCATGTCCAGCGCTGGCGAGACGAACTTGGCCTGACCGAGGCGGAGATCATCGCCGCGGCCGAGGCCAGCCGCCAGGAACACCCCGAACCACCCGATGGGCCGAAGGCGCTGGACCGCGCCATGCAACGCGCCGCCCAACGCAAGGTCGAGGATGCCGGGCGCAAACGGCGCAAGCCCAAGACACCCCCTGCCCCGGCTGCGAAGCCGATCACCGACCTCCCCGCCTTCTATGCCGATCTGGTCAACTCCGACCGCTACCTGCCGGTCAGCGCGATCAGCAACACGATGCGCGATGCCATGCTGGCCCGGGGGCTGGTCACGGCCGAACGCCTGCGCGAGCGCGGGGTGCGGTGAATGGCATGGTGTCACGTCCCCGGCACGGACTCTCCCTCTGCGCAGGCGGCGGAGGCCTTGATCTGGGCCTCATGCTCGCCGAACCCGGCTATCACACCCGCGCCTTCGTCGAGTGGGAGGACTGGCCAAGGGCGGTCCTCATCGCCGCGCAAGCAGCCGGATACTTCGCCCCGGCCCCGATCTGGACCGATCTGCGCAGCTTCGACGCCCGCCCCTTCCGCGGCGCGTTCGGTGCGGTCCTCGCAGGCTATCCCTGCCAGCCTTTCAGCGCGGCCGGAAAGCGCGGCGGCGTCGATGATCCCCGCCACCTCTGGCCCGACGTTGCCCGCGTCATCGGCGAATGCCGCCCGGAATGGGTCTTCCTGGAAAACGTCGCCGGTCACGTTACCCTCGGCCTCGAGACCGTCCTGCGAGAGCTTTGGGGATTGGGCTACACGCCTGCGGCGGGCCTGTTCTCGTCGGCAGAGGTCGGCGCGCCGCATGAGCGGCTGCGGATCTTCATCCTGGCCCACACCGATGAGCCTGCATCCCGGCACCGGCAGCTACAACCCGGCCGGGAACAGCGACTTCACGAGGAAGGCCGAGGCGCTGGCGCTGGGCATCGCGAAGGCCCTGCCAAACCACTGGCCGACTCCGGCGGCGCAGAACTGGAAGGGCAGCAGCGAGGCCAGCATCACCCGCACCGATGGCAAGTCCCGGATGGACCTGCTGCACTACCGGGCGGAGCAGGGCTTCATCCGCCCGGCCCCAGTGATTTCGCCGGATGGGCCGCGGTCCTCGCCACACGCCCCGATCTCGCGCCCGCTCTGGGCTTCGATGATTGCCTCGCATGGGCGCGTCGCCTCGCGGCGGATCCTGAAGGGCCGGTCGCGGCGGCGGCTGAACCCGCTCTTCGTCGGATGGCTGATGGGCTGGCCCATCGGGCACGCGCTCTGCGCCTGCTCGGCAACGGAGTTCACCCTCTGGCAGCGGCACATGCGTGGCGCTCTCTCGCAGCTGCCCACGGCATCGGGCCCGTGGATCTGGCGGCCGACGGATGCCGCCCAGCGCCCGGCCCAGATGGATTTTCTTGAAGGATTGCAGCCATGAGTTTCCACGGCCGCGTCAGCGGCACCAAGGTCAAACGCGCGCTGGGCGTGCAGGCGGCGCTGGAATGGGCGTTCCGGATCGAACAGGCGCAGCTGGAACTGCCGCTGCCCCCGGACGTCACCGAGGAAGGCTTCGGCTTCGGCCTGGAATACGTCCTGCTGCAGCGCGCCGTGCTTGGCTGCAAGATCGATGGCGGCCAGCACAAGATCGGCGGCTACACCCACGAGGATGCCGAAGTTATCGCCGCCACCGTCGCCGGGATCCCCGACAGCCTCGGCGGCAAGCGCATGGCGATCCGCATCGCCGAACTTGCTCGCGCCGGGCTGACCCCGGACTGGATGCCTGGTGCCGTCCCGCGCTGCGTGCCGACCATCGTCAAGCAGAACCAGCACGGCACGCATGCGGGGGCCATCGTCGTCGGCACTGAGCGCATCCGCGTGCGTGGCGCGGGTGCGCGCGCCACATGGAAGACCATCGACATCTTGGCATGTCCGGTCACGTTCTCGCCCCATCCACAACAGATCGAGGCCGCCCGGCGCGGCTATGACGACTGGTGGCAGGCGCTGGGCTGGGTCCGCGAGGGACTGATCGCGGGCGGGATGCTGCGGGAGGTCGAGGTGACGGCGGCGATGCCGAGGGCGCGGCCTTGGCTGCCTTCGCAGCCCGAACCAGTGTCACCGCCTATGCAAACTTGATGAAGAGCTCCTCTTCCATCCCCAATTCAGATAAGGCCAGCTTCATTCGTTCAAACTTGTTGGTGGAGTCGATGTTGCCCTCGACGAAATATCCTTCCGCCACCCGAACGGCTTGCCGCAGCGTATCAGGCTCAGACGTCAGCTGTATGCGTTCACCAAGCTTGGTGCCCTGAAACGCCTCGGGCTGAAGCACCAAAAGCTGTTCAAGTACCTCGACGTACAGCTTGGCTACTTGCGTCACATTCAAGCGGGCACCAAGGAACACGGCATACTCCAGGCGCTTGAAACGGGGCTCCTCTGCATCGAAAATGTTGATCTCATCTCCGTTCGTCTCTGCGACGACTTCGATGGCTGGCGCAGGCCAGACCTCCAGAAAGCGCTTTGCGATACGATCTGCCCGGGCTTCGACCTGCTTGACGCCCCACCCGTCGAGGGCCTGAAGGTCGCGGTTGAGCCAAAGGCGACTGAACCGGTAACCCTGTTCGCCACCGTCTTCATTCATGTCCCGCTTGTCGACGAAGAGCTTGTTCCCCAAACGGCCGTTGTTCCCAGACAGCGTGAGGTTTCCAATCGTGTTGAGGTACTTCTCGCCGAGCAAGGCGTATTCGTCAGCGGCCAGAGTACTTCGCCATGCAGGCTCTGGGTTCTGCGGGAAGATATGCTCGACGGTGATTCCAGGAACCGTGACGTCCACCAGTTCCCTGTTGTTGTGGTTTTCCAAGCGGTCGAAGAAGTATGTCCTCGTCCGGCTTTTCGTGCTGTAGATGTCCTTCTCCCGCAACATCGCGATTACCTCGGCGTCCCGCGGGAAGCGCTGGCTGCCGCCGCGTTGCATCAAGGAACGTTCGATCGATATCAGATACTCTGCGGGGTCCACCCGGTCGTACAAACTCATGAAAATTTTGTTCAAGGCGTTTGTCGGCAAGCTTAGGATGAACCGGCGCCAGACGTAGCTCTGAACCAGCCGCAGGACGGCCGCGAACACGTCGCGGGAGATGATCCCGGCGGTGAAATCCCGATAGACTGGCATCAGAAACGGGAAGGCCACGTTGACCTCCAGCGTCCGGATGTAGCCCAGCTCGCGTCGGATCTCGGGGTCGCTTTCAAGGTCAGGGTTCAGCAGGCGCGCGTAGACATGGGAGAATTCGCGCAGCTCTTCGAGGGCATCCATAAGGTCGGCCGAGTTCGGCACTGGGTAGCGTTCCTTGAACTTGGCATAGACTGCCCCCTTGTTCGGAATATCCTTCTGCTTCAGCGTCAGAAAATCACGGATGAAATCTGACACTCGGCTCTCGTTCACCTCTCGATTCCGGGCGTTCGCCTCAATGGGCTCCCAGAACTTCCGGAAAACCTGCTCCTGCTCCTTCCGGGGCAATCCCATCAAAATGTAATTTCTGATCAGATCAGCCTGCGACAGCTCAAGGCCCGTCGAATTCAGGCTTTCGAAGATCCGCTGCGGATTGTCCTTCTGTCGATCGAGTGCGATGTCGACAAAGATCAGCTTCGACACGCCGCGCAGAACGACATCGAAATTGGGATCAGTTATGCGCGCTTGGAAGAAGCGGAAGTTTTCGATGAGCCGGGAATAGCCGCTCGCCTTGATCGCTTCTTTCGGATCCATGATCTGCGCCAGGGCCACCTTGTTGTTGTCAGTGGGCTTCAGCTTCAGTTTCTCGGCGTCTTCGGCGAATTCGTTGATCAAATAGGTCTTGTAAATGCGCTGGGCTTGCTGGTCCTTCCCCGTCGCCATAGCGTGCCGGTAAAGCGCTATGAAAATCAACGTCAGGGTGGTGAGGCGCTGCTGCCCGTCGATGATCGTCAGTTCGCGAAGACCCGAAGCCGTGTAAACGTCGTCATGGACATAGACGATGCTGCCGATGAAATGCCCTGACTGGGTGTCGTCTGCGCCGATAGCCAGGATATCGTTGAACAGCTGCTGGCACTGCACCCGGGTCCAGTCGTAGTTCCGTTGGTAGACGGGGATGGCGAAAGCTGTCTCGCTGCTGGCCAAGAATCGGTCGATGCGGGTTTCGGCAGCTTTCATGCAGTGGCTCCAGATTGCTCATGTTTTCTGGACCCTACGTGATTGATGGCATCGAGTCACCAGCTCGGCCGCCTGTTGGATCACGGTAAAGGTCGTCGGCGGCAATGCCGCCGCCGTCTCGAGGAAATCGAGGCTTGCCAAATGACACCCGTCGACCATGCTGGCGGCAGAAGAAGGGAGCGTCATGCGCCGCGCATCGGTTCCATCAGTTTCGAAGCAACCCGACTTCCCCGTCATCACGGACGAGGAAGCAGCGGCCCTCGCGCGCACCACCGTCAACCTGTTCCACGCCTGGGTCCTGACGGATGGCGAGGCGCGCGTGCTGCTCGGCGACATGGACGAGCATACATGGGAGCGCTGGAAGACTGGCGACATCGGTCCGATCGACCGTGACCTTCGAGCGAGGATGGCAATCCTGATGGGCATCCACAAGGCGTTAAGGTACCTCTTCACCGAGCCTGGCCGCGGCTACACATGGGTCTGCAAGCCAAACGCGGCCTTCGGAGGGCACAGCGCGCTGGACATCATGATGCGCGGCGAGGCCACCGACCTGATAAACCTTCGCAACTATTTGGATAGGGAACTGCTGAGTTTCTGAGGGCTCCTACGATACCATCAGCCCATCATGACAGCGACGTCTCGGCCGGTTGCAGCCCTCTGCAGGCATGGAGAGAAGTCTCTCCCTCGCTGCCAGTCAGCAGCCGTACGACACTTGTCGGTGTTGAAAGTTTCGACTAGGAAAGGAAGGCTACCCTTAGTGCATCGCACGCCATTGGCCACATTCTGTTGCTTGGACGCGGACGGTTGACGCAAGTAGAATTAACTGAATTGTGAGCCAACCATGACACGATGGAACAGTTCGCCCAGACCCGAGAAGGTAAGAAACTTTGGTTGACTGCATCAGTATCTTCTCTGGCGCCGGGGGCTTGGATGCAGGTGCACAGCAAGCTGGTGCGCGGATTGTTGCAGCGATCGAGATCGATCATGATTCTGCAGAAACGCTCCGGCAAAATGGTATTGGCCTCGAACAGAACGTCCTAGAAATCGACATTCGTCAGGTTGACTTCACTCAATGGCGTCAACAAGCCCCAAGTATTCTGATCGGCGGCCCGCCTTGCCAGCCGTTCTCGAAGAACGGTTACTGGGTGCGCAATGACAATCGTCTGATCGCCGATGATCCACGAAACATGCTGGGTCAATTCCTTCGTGCTGTCAGCGAAATGCAACCGTCAGGCTTTCTCTTCGAAAACGTTGACAGCATACTTCACCCTACGAACAAGTCATCACTCGACGGCTTCTTGGCCGTGGCAGAAGAACTTGGTTACACTTGTACATTGTTCAGGGCCAATGCATTGGACTTTGGCATCCCACAGCGCCGACGGAGGGTCTTTGTGTTCGGTATTCGTGGGAAGCACGCACAACTGCCTGATCCGCGGCCGACCCACACCGATCCAGTCGACCACAAGCGCAACGCCGATTTACCCCACTATGAGGGCGTTGGCAGGTTCATATTGCCGTTTGCCGGAGAAGCTTTCCGCGAACCGCAAGAGGACGCTTCTGCGGGAACGTATTTCGAGGAACTGCTCAACGTCCCTCCTGGAAAGAACTATATCGCACTCTCATCACTAGAACACTATTCCGGGCGAACTTTTCGTTCTGGCGGTCGCTTCTGGAACTTCTTGTTCAAACTGCACCCCGAGATGCCTTCGATTACCATCGCTGCCCAACCTGGACCATGGGTGGGTCCTTTCCACTGGGAAAACCGTCGGCTGCGAGTCCCAGAGATTGCCGCGATACAGACATTCCCGGAGGGCTATCGCTTCTTTGGCAGTCGACGCTCGGTGCAACGTCAGATCGGCAACGCAGTGCCGACGCTGTTGGGTCGCAGGATGATCGAACATCTCTTGAACCACCTTTCCTAACGAACGTGGGAGTTTCGTGAATGCTGGATCAAGGAGGAGTCACTACATCTCGTCAACGCGACCTCCCGTGCGCGTCAACGGACAGAAACAACCTGCTTCGCTCTTCCCTAATCCGCGCAATGCAAGCCTCGGAAAAGGCAGAGATGGAACTGTCCTATGTCGGGGCTGATAACAATAGTGGGACCGAAGATCATCGCCTTTCAACAGGATCCTACTACACGCCCTTTGACGCCACAAAGTTCTTCTGGAACAAATTCTTTGCTCAGAGTTACGAAGCACGCGGCGACAATCTCGACGAATGGATACATCGCACCCATTTCATTGAGCCCGCAGTGGGAGCGGGTGCCTTGGTCTTTGGATTGCTACTCAAACTTTGTGAACTAGGCGCTTCCGAAAATGTGCTTTCTCAGATTCGGATGGACCTTTGCGATATCAACTCATCGGCCCTTGATTTCGTGCGTGACCAGATCGACCAGATCGAAAGAGTCGCGCAATTCACGCTTCCAAATGTTAAACTGCACCACTCAGACTTTCTGCACTGGGAGCCAAAACTCGAAGAAGCGAGTGAACCTTTTGTCTTCGCGAATCCACCCTTCGTAAAGAATCCGCCAAACGCCTATTGGAAGAACTCGTTTGCAGACTTTTCGGAGAAAGCACTGCATATCACGCACCCACGTGGCTATGTAGCATTTATTGTGCCATTGTCCTTGTGCTTTTCCAGAGAATACTCCAATCTTCGCCGTCAAATCCGCGATGATGGGCGGGCGTTCGCGTTCAGTAATTTTGACAATATTCCTGACACGCTATTCAAGTCAGGTAAGCCGAAAAGTAAGAACAGCAACAAGTCGAATAGCCAGCGCTGCACTATCTTCACAGGCGTCCCATCCAAACATCCATCCCTTCAAGCAACTCGCTTGCTTCGTTGGCAAGCGGCTGAACGAGAAAATTTACTTTCTAGTCAGCCTGAACTCGTCGATATTTCTGGCTATGAAAGAGACGATCAATTTCCAAGGCCGGTTAGACAGGATCAAGTCCTAAGCTACAGCCGCGCACGTCCGTCGGGAACTCTAAGTGACCTAGTGACACCAACAGGTGAGTTTCTGGTCGCAGTTTCCACTGTTGCCCGAAATTTCATAGGCGTTCGGGAAGCCTACAGTCCGGGAACAAATCTGTTCAGTTTCCCCAAGGACCAAGACAGACTGCGATTCCTCGCTGCTATTTCCACTGACGAGTTCATGAACCACTGGCTGATGCTTGGGGATGGATTTCATGTCACTAGAGATAACGTGCTTAGCTTCCCGATGAATGCTTCTCTGGCAGCAGTCATTGATAGCAAGCTAGAGTGCATGGCGAGAGCGTGGGCGAATCGTGCGTTGTACCGTTCCGAAAAGCTGAACTCTGGTAGAGTTGTAACGTCGTACAATTTCCGGCCTGTCATGTCGTTGATGGCCTGAGGTCATTCCTGGAGACAATCCATGCCTTTGCAGACTAACGCCACAGGAGAAATCTTCCAAGGAAACGACCCCGCTCACCCAAATCCTGAGCAGGTACTTGAATTTCTCCGTCAATCCTTGATTTCAAACGGCTGGACTGGACAAGTATCGCCTGCTGAGCGCGCAGTGGGAAGCCGCGGGGTGAAATTCCTTGCGAACATTTCCAAGGCGGGGACGGCGTACACTTTGGAAATCTTCGTTTTTCGAAATCTTGCTTGGGCGCACCGGCGCGACAGTGAAAAGAGAATACAGCTTACGGAGGATTACGATCATCACGCAGATGAATTTCAGCGCGCGTATGACGGTAATCGATATTGCCTATTGCTTGGCATTTACGCACCAAGTCCGGATGAAGTAGTTTTTTGCGCGTGGAAGCCTTCCGGGTATCTTGAACATGCTAATCCAACTTCGTGCTATACAACAGTTGAAGTAATTCGCGATGCGTATCTGTTTGGATTCGGCAGCACACTCGATAAGAAACAGCGCCGAACCTATGCCTTTCGGCCGAACTTCTTTCATTACTACATAAGCAATATTTCACGTTTGCACTCTGAAGGTGCGATCGGCGATCCGCCGGATGAGCCAGAGGAAGATGCAGATCAGGCGCCCAGACTGTCTGGCGGATCCAACATCATCCGATATGGTGCGCCAGGCACTGGCAAGAGTTATGCGATTGACCAAGAGATCGAAGGGCATCGAAACTTTCGAACGGTTTTCCATCCCACCTTAGAACAGTCCGATTTTTTTGGATCGCTCAAGCCCGTAGTTGTTGATGAGAAGGTGCTGTATCGGTTTACTCCAGGCCCCTTCTGTTTGGCACTTGCTGACGCAGTTAACAATCCGACCCAGAGAGTTAACCTGATAATTGAGGAGTTGAATCGCGGTCCAGCTGCCGCGATCTTTGGCGACATCTTTCTATTGCTGGATCGCCAATCAAACGGCTCGGGCGTGTACGACATTGCGTCGCCGAGCCCTGAATTTACGCAGTGGTTCGAGACCACGACAGGAAGTATCGACGGACGGGTTCGGATGCCCTCCAATCTTTGGTTGCTTGCTACGATGAACAGTGCAGATCAGGGTGTTTTCCCTTTGGACACGGCATTCCGTAGGCGTTGGGCACAAGTCTATGAGCCTCTGAATTTCGACCAGGCCCCTGAAATAAGTTTCAACGTGGCTATACAAGGCGGAGGCAGTAACGAAGTGCCTTGGCGCGTGCTTGCCGTCGAGATAAATGCAATACTGACGCAGCGCCTTATGATCGCAGAAGACCGGCTGCTTGGACCTTGGTTTGTCAAGGCCGAGGACCGGAATGCTGATGGTTCCATTCCAGGTAAGGTACTCCTGTATCTGTGGGATGACGTGCTACGGCACCATGGTCGCGAAGAGATCTTCAGTTCCGATGTTCATACATACGGTGAACTAGTCTTGTTTATGTTGGAGGGTCGTCCAATTCTATCCAACGGCCTTTTGCTACGGCTTGCAGAGAGAGTTGTGGATGCTGGCCCAGCTGCATTGGGCGCTGATATCGCTGGGCGCCGGATAGGTGCTGATCCGGCCGAGGCTCAAAAAGATCCTGTGGCGCCTCCGCCCGAGGCGCAATGACTCAAGTAAATATTCTCGAGGATCGCTCTCCCTTGAGATGGCTCTCGAGCCAGCACCCTAGCGTGTTTCGTAACCTCTCTGAATTGGGCAGGGGTAGGATTGAGGACCGGGATAAACTCCATTTCTGCGGCCTTGTTCACCCGCCTGGTGAAGTACCAACTGTCTTCTTGCCGCGTGCTGCGTTACGGAACGTCTTTGCAGAAGATCTTGTTACAGCTCAACTGACAATGCGGACGCTGGCAAAGTTCAGTTACAGCAGTCGCATGCGGACGGATATGTCGTCCCGCGGCGTCCTTGGGGTTAGCCAGCTAGGCGTGGTGTTGGATCTTGCTGCCGACTACCGGGACTACGGTATCTATTACGAAACAGAGCGATACCCGACGATAGGAGCCGGAAAGCCAAACTGGTCAAAGACGCTTCGAAGAGAGTTTGGCTTTTGCGACGAGAATGGGGAATTGTGCCCGCCGCTCCGTATCCGAGGCCAGCGATCGCTGGATAGTCACGGCAGTGTCCTCTCCCAAGTTCAAGTCGCTGTTCTTCGCGAAATCCTTAACAGCCATGGTTGGTGGCTCACTCAGTTCGGCATGCAGAGTCTTTTGCGAAGTCGACAGGGTACCATGGTTCTGCCCCGCAACCGCTGGGCCACACTACTAAAGCAAGTTCGTCAATCACTCTACTCAGTGCGAGCACTGCGACTGTGCGGGCTTTTGATAGAGTATCTCGAAGAGCAGGCAAAGGCACAGGAGTCGAGTCTTCTCATCGGAGTTGAAGACTTCCACATTGTTTGGGAGGAGGCTCTTAGGCAGGTAATTCCAGGCGTGGAGCGTAGTTGGAACAGCCTACTGCCTGTACCTTTCTATATTTCTCGCGAAAGTCAGCTTGCAAATGAGGCCCGCGCGGGTCTGCGTACCGATATTGTTTTTAGAATCTTCGGAAAACTAATGTTGGCTGACGCAAAGTACTACGCTGCGGAAAATGCTAGTGATAGTCCCGGCATTTCAGATATTGTAAAACAACAAGCCTATCAGCGCGCCATCGAGTTTATCGACGGGAAGCCACTCGCCGGAAGCATGTTCATTTTCCCCGCGTCACAGTCGAGATCTGGAAAATTCACTCACATTGAGTTTAGAAATCAGAGCGGTGCGCGGGCGGATAATTTTCCAATAGTATCATGTCTGTATTTGTCGGTTTACGATGTCCTTCAGAACTACGTCAACAACAAGACTTTGCCTGCTGACTTGTTTGACAGCCAGATCCAAGCGATGCCCGTTTGATCCAAGTGGATTGGCGCTTTTTCTACCCGTTTGGCCACAGGTCTCGCTTAAAGATAACTCTCTCGGGTGACCTCCCCCCCTCCTCTGGTTCCTCCCCGGCCTTGATCGTATGCGGGGGGGCGCAGCGCGGTGGTTCGCTAGCGTGAGGCAGTTTCACCGGGGAAGCCAGGCGGAAGCCACCTTGGGTGCTGATGCCGGAATTCGTGAGTCAGATCAGCGGCTTGCGGAATCACGATCTGGCTAGGGTGGATTCCCGGCGGGAAGCCAGGGAAGCCACCTTTGGGGAAGCCAGGTGGCCAGAAGCCACCACAGAAAGCCAATTCATTAGAAGCCGTTGAATTCGCTTCACTTTTCGGCTTGACAGACCTGCCCCCATTGACCTACCCCTTGATCATCGAAGAATTGCGCCCGGAGGAACCCCCTCGCGGGCGCTTTTCATTTTCCGTCCCCCACATCCCGAGCCCGCCCCATGGACCTCGTCTTCGCGCCGAGCCAGGTAGAGTCCTGGCCGATTGCCCGGCTGCGCCCCTATGCCCGCAATGCCAAGATGCACGGCGACGACCAGGTGGCGAAGATCGCGGCCAGCATGGCCAAGTTCGGCTGGACCGTGCCCTGCATGGTGGCCGACGACGGCGAGCTGATCGCGGGCCATGGCCGGGTGCTGGCCGCGACCATGCTCGGGCTGACCGAGGTGCCGGTGATCCGGCTCAGCCATCTCGACGAGGCGGAACGCCGGGCCTATCGGATCGCCGACAACAAGCTGACCGAACTGGGCGAATGGGACGAGGCCCTGCTGCGCGACGAGATCGCCGGGCTGCTGGCCGAGGATTTCGACCTGACGCTCTTGGGCATCAGCGACGATGACCTCGACGCGCTTTTGCGGGATCCCGAGGCGCTGGGCGAGGATGGTCCGGTCGAAGGCGAGGACGAGGTTCCGGAGCTTCCGGTCACGCCGGTGTCGGTGCCGGGCGACATCTGGCAGCTCGGGTCGCACCGTCTGATCTGCGGCGACAGCACCGCGGCTTATGTGGTGGGGCGGCTGCTGGGCGATGTGCGCCCCCTGTTGATGGTCACCGACCCGCCCTACGGCGTGGAGTACGATCCCTCCTGGCGCAATCAGGCGGGTGCGGCAAAGACCAAGCGCACCGGCAAGGTGCTGAACGACGACCGCGCCGACTGGCGCGAAGCCTGGGCGCTGTTCCCCGGTGATGTCGCATATGTCTGGCACGGCGCGCTGCACGCGGCGACTGTGGCGGACAGCCTGGTGGCGGCGGGTTTCGCCATCCGGTCCCAGATCATCTGGGCGAAGGACCGGCTGGTCCTCAGCCGCGGCGACTATCACTGGCAGCACGAACCCTGCTGGTATGCGGTGCGCGCCAAGGGCAAGGGTCACTGGGCGGGGGACCGCAAGCAGACGACGCTGTGGCAGATCGCCAACCGGGATCAGGATGCCGACACGGTGCACGGCACGCAGAAACCGGTCGAATGCATGCGCCGCCCGATCCTGAACAACTCGTCCCCGGGTCAGGCGGTCTATGAACCCTTCATGGGTTCCGGCACCACGCTGATCGCGGCCGAAACCACCGGCCGGGTCTGCCTCGGCGTGGAACTGAACCCGGCCTATGTCGATGTCGCCATCGAGCGCTGGCAGTCCTTCACCGGTCAGGAGGCTGTTCTGGCGGAAACTGGCGAAACCTTCGCCGCCATCAAGGCCAAGCGGCTCCCGGCATGAACGCGCGCCTCCTGCCCGGCCGGATCGAACACTGGCCGCTGTCCCGCCTCCGTCCCTATGCCCGCAACGCCAAGACCCACGATGCCGATCAAGTGGCAAAGATTGCCGCCAGCATGGCCGAATTCGGCTGGACCGTCCCTTGCCTCGTCGCAGGCGACGGCGAGCTGATCGCAGGCCATGGCCGGGTCCTGGCCGCGGCCCAGCTAGGGCTGGCCGAGGCGCCGGTGATCGTGCTCGGCCACCTGACCGAGGCACAGCGGCGCGCCTATCGCATCGCCGACAACAAACTGACCGAACTGGGCGGGTGGGACGAGTCGCTCCTCCTCGAGGAACTGCGCGGGCTGCTGGCCGAGGATTTCGACCTCGGGCTGATCGGGATCCCCGAGGACGAACTGGACGCGCTGCTGCACGATACCGACGACCGTACGTCCATCGACGATGACACCGCCGACACCATCCCTGACGCTCCGGCTGACCCGATCACCCGCCCCGGCGATATCTGGGCGCTGGGCGACCATCGTCTGGTCTGCGGCGATGCCACCGACCCGGCCGTGGTGGCGCAGTTGATGGACGGTGCGCAGGCCGCGCTGCTGTTCACCTCCCCGCCCTACGCCCAGCAGCGCGACTATGGCGCGGCGAAAGAGAAGGTCGGCGATTGGGATGCGCTGATGCAAGGCGTCTTTACCGCGGCGCCTGTCACCGCCGGTGCCCAGCTGCTGGTGAACCTCGGCCTTGTTCACCGTGACGGTGAGTGGATCCCCTATTGGCAGGGCTGGCTCGACTGGATGCGCGCGCAGGGCTGGCGGCGCTTCGGCTGGTATGTCTGGGACCAGGGGCCCGGCTTGCCCGGTGACTGGAACGGCCGCCTCGCGCCCTCGCACGAGTTCATCTTCCACTTCAACCGCCAGCCCCGAAAGCCGAATAAGACCGTGGAAAGCAAGCACGCGGGCGAAACCCTCGGTGGCGGCGGCCTGCGCGGGGCCGACGGCACGGTCCATCGCAAGACCGGCACCGGCAACGCGATCCAGAGCCACCGGATCCCGGACAGCGTGTTCCGCATCATGCGGCACAAGGGCGGGCTGGGTGCCGCCGGATCGCACCCGGCCGTGTTCCCGGTGGCGCTGGTCGAGGCTGTGCTGGAAGCCTTCACCGACCCCGGCGACCTGGTGTTCGAACCCTTCTGCGGCTCCGGCAGCCAGCTGATCGCCGCTGAACGCACCGGGCGGCGCTGCTGCGCGGTGGAACTGGACCCAGTCTACTGCGACGTCGCCGTGCGGCGGTGGGAGATGGCGACGGGACGCAAAGCGAACCTCATAGGAGGCGATTAGCTTTCAACTTTCGAGGGCTTGGCCCATAAAGCACTTGGTGCAAACGGAATTCGAAGCTGACCTGCAAATGGAAGATGACCCCGCCATCAGTCCCGTCTCCTTCGTGGAAATGAAGGCGAGCGTCGGCTCTCTCCTTTTTCTATGGTCGTCCATCGAACGAGAGATCACCAAGCGCATCGAACAACTGGACGACGGGAAAAGCCGGATCGCGCCGCATACGCTGGCGCAGAAGATCGCGCGTTGGGAAAGCTTGCAAGCCGTCGTCTGTGACGAACGCCCCGAACATCGCGAACTGCTCACCGAGGTTCGCGCCCGACTCGTGATGGCGCTGGAACTCAGGAACCGCATCACCCACGGCCTGGTCGGTATCACGGCCGATCCGTTCGGCAATCGCAGGGACGCGCATCTTGAGACGGAATTGAACGGCGAGAAACGCCAGCATGCGCATTCCGACCTTGAGCACGTGATGCGCATCCTCTCCCATATGGTCTCGGCGATTGGCGCGTTGAGCGATGCGGCCAAGCAAAAGGATCCCCGAAAGGCTGAAAACGCCTATATCGGGATCCGGTTGAACCATCTGCCTTGACCGCCTAGCCTTGTCTCATGTCCGACGGCTGGCAGCACATCGAAATCAACGATCACGGGACCATCGTGGTCCTGCGTCCGATCTCGGACGAGGGTCGGGCGTGGTTCGAGGACAATGTGGGCGAGCCGGAACCGGGCGGGATCTACACCTGCGAGCCACGGATGGCGCAGGACATCCTTCAGGCCGCGGCCCGCGATCTGCTGTCGTGGCAATAAAGTACCGCCGCCCGGGCGGGGCGGCGGGGTAACGCGGCTGGCAGGGAATGATCAGGCGGGCAGCTTGTAGACCGTCCCCCTGCCCTCGACCTTCTCCGCGGCGATGGGCAGGCCCAGATTCTTCTTCAACGCTCCCGAGATCGAGCCACGGACAGTGTGCGCGAGCCATCCAGTCGCGTCGACCATCTCGGCAACCGTCGCGCCCTCGGGGCGCTGGAGCATGGCGATGATCTGGGCCTGCTTGGTGCCAGCGCGGATGGCGACCGGTTTCGCGGTGTCGGTATCGTAGGGCGTTTGAGCTGGTTGCGTTTTCGGCCTCGCCTTCCGCGCGTTGGCAACGGCGCTTGCCACCAGCGGTTCGATCCCGATGGCTTCCAGCCCGGCCTCGGTGGCAATCAGCGTGGTGCCGTGGCCGTCGCCGGTCTCGCGCCACATCGGCTCGCCGCGCCGCAGGTTTGCCTCGACCTCCTCGAGCCAGCCGCGGGCGATCATCTTGCCGACGACCATCTTGGCGGCGGCGCCGACCAGCCCCTCGGGCAGCGGCAAGGCAAGGTTGCCCGGCCGGGTCGCGGCGCGGGAGAGGATCAGGGATTGGGTGTCGGACGGGGTTGTCATGGGGGCCTCCGGGCGTTGCGGCGCGCGATGTGCACGCCTTCTACGGAGGCAAGCCCCGTCGTCGGACGGGGCGTCCGTTGCGCCACGCGGACGCGTCAGGCGGCGTGTTCGCCTTCCTTGAAGGCGCTGTCGGTGATCTGGCGCAGCAGGCCCGCGTAGTGCTCCAGCGTGCCGACATGGCCCCAGTGGATCTCGTCGGGGTGGGTCTCGAAATGGTCGTCGCTGAGGGCCTTCAGACGCTCGAGCATCGTGTCGATTTCGGCCTTGGCTGCGATGAAGGCGTCGAGGGCTTTGGAGTTGTCGTTGGCGCGGCGGGTCGTCATGGCGGGGCATCCTTCGGTGAGTTGCATCGTTCTGGTGCCAACACCATCGCTCTGACGGGCGAATGATCGTAGGCAAATCGGAGCAATATCTGTGCTTTCTGATCGTTCCGGTCAGATCAGGCGCATCTCGGCCAGCGCACGGCTGGCGGCACCCAGCTGGGCGGTGGGCAGTTCGATCTTCAGGTGCGACAGGACGTCGGACGCCTCGGCCGGGATCCCGCTCTCGCGCAGCGCCTGCTCAATGACCTCGGCGATGGCGTCCGGGCGGCTCAGATCGAACCCCTCGGGAAGGGCGGAATAATCGATGCGGATGGTGGTGATGGCCATGGTCATGTGTTTGGCTCCCTCAGCGCTTGGCCGCGGCGAGGCCCGCGACATAGGCCTCGATCAGCGCGGCGCGGATCGACCAGATGGCAACGTCGTGGAAATCCAGCCCGTCGCTGTTCCGGGTATCCAGCGTCTCGACGAAGAAGTGGCGCTTAGCGATGTCGAGCATCAGCGCATCGGGCGCGGTGGTGGCGGGTTTGGCGGTTTTGGTCATGGTCTGATCTCCGATCCGGGGGTGAGTTCCTGATCGCAGAATCGCTCTGACGGCGGAGACAATCAACGGGGATGATTGTCTTTTCCTGTTTATTTTCAATATCTTGATAGGCATCACAGCGCCATGAAAGGCATGAGCGAACGCGAGTACGCGGCGCATTCCGGCCTGTCCCGCGGCGGGGTGCAAAAGGCGCGCAAGAACGGGCGGCTGGTGGTCCATGACGACGGGTCGATCAACGCCGCAGCCTCGGATGTGCGTCGGGCCGAGATGACGGATCCCGACCAGCAACGCCGGTCTCTTGGTGGCGATGGGCTGGCCAGCGGCCCCGGGGACACGACTTCGTATATCAAGGCGCGCACGGCGCTGACGGTTTACGCGGCGCAGGAACGCCAGCTGGCCGTCCAGAAGAAGAAGGGCACGCTGGTCGACCGTGCGCGGGCGGAGACCCTCGTCTTCCGGCTCGCGCGGCAGGAACGGGATGTCTGGGTCACTTGGCCCGGACGGGTGGCCGCGCTGATGGCGGCGCAGATCATGGCGGAGGTGGAACGGCAATCCGGGGCATCGGTGACGATCGAGACCGCGATCATGCAGAGGGTGCTGGAAGCCCATGTCCGCGAACAGCTCGACGCCCTCGCCGACCTCCGGGTCTCCCTCGGATGACGACAACGATCTGACCGCGGGTCTCGACCTCGGCTTCGACGGCGCCGAGGACCTGCTCCGGGTCTGGCGGCAGGGGATGCGCCCCGATCCGAACCTGACGGTGTCGGAATGGGCGGATCAGCATCGCTGGCTGTCGTCGCGCGGCGCGGCCGAGCCGGGGCGGTATCGCACCGCCCGCGCGCCCTACCTGCGCGAGATCATGGATGCGCTGTCGCCCGGCCATCCCGCCCAGCGCATCACCTTCATGAAGGCCGCGCAGGTCGGGGCCACGGAGGCGGGCAACAACTGGATCGGCTTCGTCATCCACCACGCGCCGGGGCCGATGCTGGCGGTGCTGCCGAGCCTGGAACTGGCGAAGCGCACCTCACGGGGCCGTTTGGACCCGTTGATCGCGGATAGCCCGGCGCTGCGCGAGCGGGTGAGCCCGTCGCGATCGCGCGACGCGGGCAATTCGATGCTCTCAAAAGAGTTCCCCGGCGGCATCCTGGTGCTGACCGGCGCGAATTCCGCCACTGGCCTTCGGTCGATGCCCGCGCGCTATGTGTTTCTGGACGAGGTCGACGCCTATCCCGCCTCGGCCGACGAGGAAGGCGATCCGGTCACGCTGGCTGAGGCGCGCACCACCACCTTCTCGCACCGGCGCAAGGTGTTCATGGTCTCGACGCCCACGATCCGGGGGCTGTCGCGGATCGAGCGGGAATTCGAGGCGTCTGACCAGCGGCGTTACTTCGTGCCCTGCCCGCATTGCGGGACGATGCAATGGCTGCAGTTCGACCGCCTGCGCTGGGCGAAAGGAAAGCCCGAAACCGCCGCCTATCACTGCGAGGGCTGCGAACGCCCCATCGCCGAGCACCACAAGACCGACATGTTGGCCAAAGGCGAATGGCGGGCGACAGCGGTTTCCAAGGATCCGAAGGCCATCGGCTTCCATCTCTCGGCGCTCTATTCGCCCTTGGGCTGGAAAAGCTGGTCCGACGTCGCGCGGGAGTGGCTGGCGGCCCAAGGGTCTGACGAGACGCTGCGCGTCGCGCGCAACACGCTTCTGGGCGAGACTTGGGTCGAAAGCGGCGACGCGCCGGAATGGCAGCGGCTGGCGGATCGGCGGGAGGCGTGGAAGCCGGGCACCGTGCCTATGGCCGGGCTGTTCCTGACGGCCGGGGCAGACGTGCAGAGGGACCGGATCGAGGTCGATATCTGGGCCTGGGGTCGGGGCATGGAAAGCTGGCTCGTCGATCACATCGTCATCCCGGGCGGCCCCGACGACCCCGCCGCGTGGGACAGGCTGTCAGCCCTCCTCGGCCGGTCTTGGCAGCATGCCAACGGCGCCTTCATGACCGTGGCAAGGCTCGGGATCGACACTGGATACGAAGCGGCAGCCGTCTATGCCTGGTCGCGCAAGGTCGGCTTCGAACAGGTGGCGCCCCTGAAGGGCCTCGAAGGGTTCAACCGGTCGGCACCCGTGTCTGGCCCGACCTATGTCGATGCCACCATCGGCGGGAAAAGGCTCCGCCGCGGGGCGAGGCTCTGGTCTGTGGCCACGGCGACGTTCAAGGCGGAAACCTACCGGTTCCTGCGGATCGAACGCCCCTCGGACGAAGACCGGGCGCTGGGCGTTCTCGATGCGCCAGGGACCGTGCACATCCCCGGCTGGGCTGACACCGAATGGCTGAAGCAGCTGGTGGCCGAGCAGCTGGTCACGATCCGCAACAAGCGCGGCTATGCCCACCAGGAATGGCAGAAGATGCGCGAACGGAACGAGGCGCTGGACTGCCGGGTCTATGCCCGCGCTGCAGCGTGGATCCTCGGCGCCGACCGATGGGACGAAGCCACTTGGCGGCGACTCGAGGCGCAGGCGGGCGTCGAAACGCGCATGCCCTCGGCCACCGCGACCGACATCGCGACACAAGACCCGGCCCAGCCCAAGGCCGGAACCCTGACCACGCCACGTCGGAAACGGCGGGCCTACACCCCGAACTTCATGAGGGACTGATGGACCTGGAACGCATGCAGGCCCTGCTGACCGCGCTGCAGGAAGCCCGCTTCGCCGGGCTGCGCAGCGTCAGCTACGACGGCAAGACGGTGACCTATGGCTCGGATGCCGAACTGGCGGCGGCCGTTCGCGATCTCGAGGCACGGGTTGCAGCGGCTTCGGCCACGCCACGCCGCCGCCGCTGGGGCACGGTCGCCACGAAGGGTCTGTGACCATGGTGCTGGATGCCTTCCGCGCGCGGCTCGGGTCCATCATCGGTGGCTTCGACGCCGCGCAGTCCCACCGCCGGATGCGCGGGTTCCGTGCCACGCGGGCGCATGTGAACACGCTGATCGCCGCCTCGGGCGAGACGATCACCGCCCGGGCGCGCTGGCTGGTCAGGAACAATGGCTACGCCGCGAACGCTGTCGACGCCTTCGCGAACCATGTCGTCGGCGACGGCATCAAGCCCTCGTCGAAGATCGCGGATCAGGGGAAGAAGGAAGAGTTGCAGAAGCTCTGGCTTGCCTGGACTGACGAGGCGGATGCGGAAGGCTTGACCGACTTCTTTGGGCTTCAGCGCCGGGCCGCGCGGGAGGTGTTCCTGGCAGGTGAGGTGTTCCTGCGCATCCGGACGCGACGGCCGGAGGACGGGCTGACCGTGCCGATGCAGCTGCAGATGCTGCCCTCAGAAATGCTGCCCCAGGACATGACGCGCATCCTGCCCGGCGCGGGTTCAATTCGACAGGGGATCGAGTTCGACGGGATCGGCCGCCGCGTGGCCTATCACTTCCTCCGCCGCCATCCGGGCGACAGTACCGATCCGGGACTGGTGGGCGATACGGTGCGCGTGCCCGCGTCCGAGGTCATCCACATCCTCGACCCGGTCGAGGCGGGCCAGCTGCGCGGGGTGTCGCGCTTCGCCGCGGCGGTGGTGAAGCTCTTCACCCTCGATCTCTACGACGATGCGGAGTTGGAGCGAAAGAAGACCGCGGCGATGTTCGCCATGTTCATCACGTCGCCCGCCCCGGAAACCGCCCTCGATCCCGCCGAGGATGATCTGGAGGTGGAACCGGGCCAGGTGGTGCGCCTTGATCCGGGCGAGGATGTCACCACCCCTGCGACGCCGGATTCCGGGTCCACCTATGAACCCTTCCAGTACCGCACGCTTCTGCAGATCGGCGCGGCGCTGGGCGTGCCCTATGGCTATCTCACGGGCGACACGGCCAAGGGGAACTTCTCCAACACCAGGATCGCCCTCGTCGACTTCCGCCGCCGGATCTCGGCCTTCCAGCATTCGGTGATGGTCTATCAGCTCTGCCGCGCCGTCTGGACCCGCTGGATGGACATGGCCGTACTGGCAAGCGCCATCGATCTGCCGGGCTATGCGACGGAGCGGCGCGTCTGGCTCGCTTGCGACTGGCTCCCCACCAAATGGGACTGGATCGACCCGGCCAAGGATGCCGCGGCCGAGATCCTGCAGATCGAAGCGGGCCTGAAATCCCGCACGCAGGCCATCGCCGAACGCGGCTACGACGCAGAGCAGGTCGACAGGGAAATCGCGGCAGAACGGAAACGCGAGGCGGACCTAGGGCTCGACTTCCGGCGGCCGGGATCACCGGCGCAGGCGGCCGGTGGCAGTAGCGCGGATCAGGGCGGCGCAACGGACCCTGACAAGCAGGACCAGGGACAGAATGACGAGGGTGAGGACCGGGAAACCCGGCCCGCGGGGGACGAATGATGCACCACACCCAGATCGCCCAGCGCGTCTTCAACACGCCCTTGATGGTCGATCCCGCCAAGGCACTGGCCTTCCTGACCGGGCTTGGTCCCCGGATCACCGGCAGGGAAATCAGAGTCGAGGGGGTCGAAATCGCCTCCGAAGCGCAGGAGGCCGCCAGCCTGCCCGTCCGGGCGTCGTTGTTTGGTGATGACCTGACCAGCCGCCAAGCGCGGAACGGAAGCCAACCCTTCGGGGTCGTGGACGGGATTGCCGTGATCGAGATTGCAGGCACGCTGGTCCATCGCGGAGCATGGATCGGGCAATCCTCCGGTCTGACCTCCTATGAGGGCATCGCCGCCCAGCTGCAGGCGGCAATCTCCGACCCCGCCATTCGTGGCATTGCCCTCGACATCGACAGCTTCGGCGGCGAAGTCGCGGGTGCCTTCGACCTCGCCGACCGCATCCGGGCCGTGCGTCAGGTCAAACCCGTACAGGCTTTCGTCGCGGATCACGCGCTGTCCGCAGCCTATGCGCTGGCCTCCCAGGCCGACCGGATCATCCTGCCCCGCACCGGCGCTGTCGGCAGCATCGGTGTCGTGGCCATGCACAGCGACATGAGCGAGGCGCTCGACCAGAAGGGCATCGCCGTCACGCTGATCCATGCCGGGGCCCGCAAGGTCGATGCGAACCCTTACCAGCCGCTTCCCGAGGCCGTCCGCGCCCGGATCGCGGGCGAGTTGGAGGACCTGCGCCAGCTCTTCGCCGAAACCGTCGCTGAAGGGCGCGGCCGACGCCTGGACACCCTACGGGCGCTGGGCACCGAAGCCGCCGTCTTCCGCGGCGAGGCGGCGGTCTTCGCCGGTCTCGCCGACGAGGTGGCCGATCCGGTCACCGCCTTCCGCGCTTTCGCCGCCGCACCCCGCGGCACATCCACCCCCAGAGGAAAGGGCCCGATGATGACCACTGCCCCCGAAGATCATGCGCAGCCTCCGGTCGCGCCTGCTGCCAGCACGCCGCCGGAACCGGCCCCGCCCGCGGCAATCGCACCGCCGCAGACCGCGGCGGCCGCGATGTCGCCCGAAGCGATCCGCGCCGAGGCGGCCGAGGTCGCGCAAGTCTGCGCGCAGGCCGCGCGCCTCGGCATCCAGATCGATGCCGCCGATGCCGTGGCCAAGGGCGTGAAGCCCGAAGCGCTGCGCGCCAAGGTGCTCGCCGATCTCGCAGCCCGCAGCGATGCTGCGGGCATCATCGCCACCGCCCCGGCCGCGGGCGCGAAGGAAAGCCCCATCGTGGCGGCCGCCAAGAAATCGGCCGCCGCTTCGCGCTGACGCGCACCGCCCAGATCGGGCGCCCCCATCCCCCAACATCCTGGAGACTGAACCATGCCCGTCCTGACGGAACCGCCCAGCATGGGCGATGTCCTCAAATACGAGGTCAACCCGAACTACACCCGCGAGGTGGTGACGCTGCTGATCGGCACCAACTACCCCTCCGGTGCCGTCCTCGGCCGCGTCACCGCGAGCGGCAAGTACACCCTCTCGCCCGCGACCGGCGCCGACGGTTCGCAAACCGCAGTCGCCGTCCTGCTCTATCCGGTCAACGCCACGCTGGCAGACGCGGTGGGCATCATCGTCACGCGTGGCCCCGCCATCGTGTCGCGCGCCGCCCTCGCCTACGAGGCCACCGTCAACGACGCGGCCAAGATCGCCGCCAAGATCACCCAGCTGGCCGCGGTCGGCATCATCGCCCGCGACGGTGTCTGACGCTGCCCAACTGGCCGCACCAATCCCCTCATTCCCCCGGAGCCCCATCATGACCCTCGTCCGCAATCCCTTTGACGCTGGCGGCTATTCGCTGGCCGAGATGACGCAGGCCATCAACATCCTGCCCAACCTCTACACCCGCCTCGCCCAGATCGGCCTCTTCCGCTTCGAAGGCGTCAGCCAGCGGTCCGTCATCATCGAGCAATACGAGGGCGTCCTGAGCCTTCTGCCCTCCGTCCCCCTCGGCGGCCCCGCCACCGTCGGCACGCGCGAGGGTCGCTCGATGCGCAGCTTCGCCCTGCCGTGGATCCCGCATGATGACGTGATCCTGCCCGCCGACATCCAGGGACAGCCCGGCCTCGGGGCCTTCGACGCGGCCGATCCCCTCGTCGAAGTGATGAACCGCAAGCTGCTGCTGATGCGGCGCAAGCACGCCCAGACCCGGGAATACATGGAGATGAACGCACTGCGCGGCATCGTGAAGGACGGCGCCGGGACGACCCTCTACAACTACTTCACGGAATTCGGCCTGGCGCAGATCTCGGTCGACTTCGTTCTCGGCACCGCAGGCACCAACGTGCAGGGCAAGGTCCGCGAGGTGCTGCGCGCCATCGAGGATAACCTTCTGGGCGAGGCCATGACCTCCGTCCATGCGCTGGTCAGCCGCGAGTTCTTCGACAAGCTGATCGCGCATCCGAAGACCGAGGAAGCCTACAAGTTCTACGCCTCGACCGGCGCCCAGCCGCTGCGCGAGGATGTCCGCCGCAACTTCCCCTTCGGCGGCATCCTCTTCGAGGAATACTCCGGCACCGTCACCCTCTCGACCAAGGCCACCGAACGGCTGGTCCCGGCGAGCGAGGGGATCGCCTTCCCCTTGGGCACGATGGACACCTTCACCACCTATGGCGGCCCCGCGAACCTCCTGGAAACCGCCAACACCATCGGTCTGCCCCTCTATGCCCGACAACATCTCGACGAAAAGGGCCGCTGGATCGACGTCATGACCGAGGCCTCGATCCTGCCGGTGAACAAGCGACCCCGGCTGGCGATCCGGCTGCACACGTCGAACTGACGGATCAACCCATGTCCGTCTTTGCCGCCGCCATGGACCGCATCTTCACCCATGCCTCCATGGCGGCCCCGGCCCTCTGGATATCGGCCACGACGTCCGAGGAACGCCCGATCCGCATCATTCGCCGCGCCCCGGATCGCGTGACCGACTTCGGCGCAGGCCGGTTCGTCAGCGACACGATGGTGGTCGATGTGCGCGTGGCCGACCTGCCCGCCCCGCGGCCGGGCGACGTGATCGTCATCGGTGCCGACAGCCATGTCATTCAGGGCGAACCGCTGCGCGACCGGGAACGGCTGATCTGGACCCTCGATCTGAGGCCAGCATGAGGTTGAAGCTGGAAATCAGCCCCGACCTGGCCGCCCTGATGCAAGCGGAAATCGCTGCTGGCGAAAAGGCCGTGACCACCGCCATGCGCGAGGCGGGCGCGGGCCTGAAATCCGCCTGGAGCGGCCAGATCACCGGCGCTGGCCTTGGGACCCGGCTTGGAAACTCGATCCGGCTCGCCACATATCCGAAGGGCGGCGAAAGCCTGAACGCCGCGGCGCTGGTCTGGTCGAACGCCCCGGTGATCGTCGGCGCACATGACATGGGGCCGCTGATCCGGTCGCGCAACGGGTTCTGGTTGGCAATCCCCACCCCGGCCGCAGGTAAATCCACGCGAGGCGGTCGCATCACACCCGTCGAATGGGAACGCCGCACGGGGCTGCGGTTGCGGTTCATCTACCGCCGCAGGGGGCCGAGCCTGCTGGTGGCTGAGGGACGGCTGAACAGCAAGGGACGCGCGGTGGCGTCACGGTCGAAAACCGGCCGGGGCGTCGTCACCGCGCCGATCTTCCTCCTCGTACCGCAGGTCAAGCTGCGCAAGCGGCTGGACCTGGCGCGGGATGCCGAGCGGGCCATCGACGGCGTGCCGGGGCGGATCGTGGCGGGGTGGGTGGAGAGCAGGTTCTGAAAGAGACCGTCGACACATGAGCCGGATCGGCAAATATTGCCCATGATCCACACGGAGATTCCCATGGCCACCCGGAACGTCGTCCTGACAGAAGCGGAGTCCAACCTCGTCGACCGTCTGGTCTCGACTGGCCGGTATCAGAACGCGTCCGAGGCCTTGCGCGCGGGACTTCTTCTCCTCGAACGCGAAGAGGCCGAGATGACCGATATGCGTGCTCGCCTGACGGCGGGTCTGGACGAGGCCCGGCGCGGGGATCTGGCCGAGGGACGTGGCGAGGATGCCATCCGTCGGGCTTTTGCCACGGCGCGTGCCGGGACTTGATGCCGAAACGCTGACACCGAGCAGGTGGGCTTAAACCGCGTTGATCGACAACAACCCGCCCAAGGATCTGCGCTTCGCGCGGCCAGCCCAGCATTTTGTGGTGTTCGTTGATGACATCAAGCAGGTGATCATCATCGATTTCCTGCACTGCCGCGCTGAGCTGCCGCGACGACTGACCAGCCTGCCCCTCCCGAAAAGCGGCGGTGAACACTGACCCGGGCCTGAATCTGGCTAGGGGATGCACCAAGAGGAGATGGGTGACAAATTCGGACAGGGACTTATTTCGGACCTGCCATGTTCGCTTGATGGTTGAAATCTCCGTCGTTAGCCTGACGACGGACCGGTAAAGGAAGAGTCACTATAGCGATGCGCAAGTTCATGCTTTCCCTGCCTGCGATGGCGCTTCTAGCGTTTCCTGTCAGCGCAGATCCTTCTCAAGAAGATGTCGATGCTGCCCGCTCAGAGTGCCGCGACGCGTTTCTGGCTCGGGATGCTGAAGCCTATATGGACGCGGCAGCAGTCATGATTGCTTGGGGCTCTTTGCAAAACCCTGAGTGGACGAGAGAAGTCGAACTGTGCCTCGCTTTTGCCGACGCAATTGAAGGAGCGAACCTCGAAACGGCTCGTGAACGCGCCGCCGCTCTGGCCCGTGAGGGCGACCCGATGGTCGCGACAGAGGCGCCTGCATCACCTGCAGAATTGCCTGAGGCCGATACCCGGCTTGCAGATTACCTAACTCGGCTTCAGGCAGATGGGGCAGACATCGATGCGGTTGTGCGCGAGATCGCGGCGGATCAGACTTTCGCCCCATCCCCAAGTCCTGAACGCGACGCACTTGAGGCAGCCGTCACCGCTTACGTCCGGCCCATTCCCGCCGCTCAGGCCGAGCGAAATTTGATCGCCTATCAGGCGCTGGCAAGGATCGATCCAGAAGACCAGACGTACCGAGACAGAGTTGCTCGTTACGAGCAGGCCATCGAAGCCGAACGCGAGCAGTTGCAAAGAACCGCCAGAGCGCTGGAGGGGCGCTTGGTCAGGACAACTGCCGAGTTCGATGGATCCTCCTGGGCTCGGCATCCGTCTTCGCCGCGCTATCAGGATATCCGAAACTACGTGACCCTGTACCTGATTGAATCCGGCACCGGTCAGCAGACCATGGAACTGTTCTTCAACTACACCTCCCGGAGTGGTTGGCTGTTTGTGGAGAGCGCATCGATCAATATCGATGGCGAGACAACCCGGGTACCGGTCGGTCAGTGGTTTCGCGACAACGATACCGAGATTTGGGAGTTCGCGAGCTTGCGTGGTGATGCGGCCGTGTCCCTTGCGCGCCGAATTGCCGAAGCTGACCGCGCCGTGGTGCGCTTCAATGGGCAGCAATTCTACGATGATTACGTTGTGTCCGATGCGGACAAGCGCGTAATGCGTGAAATGCTGGCTATGTGGGACGTGATTTCTTCGAACTAGATTCAGTACCTTCAGCGTCTAGCCAGGTCGGCAATTCTTCGACTTGGTGGGATGAAGCGTCACTTCTGCTCGATCAAAGCGGCAAGCTGACCGGAGGCTGACCGAACGCTGGCGAGCAGTGCTTTCCAATCGCTGGGCGGGTCGCCGTCCTCCAGCATGCCCTTGAACACCCGATAGGCATCCGTGCGGCTGTCATGGGCGCGCAGCGTGGTGTCGTCGTTCACCCAGGCGAAGATGATGATGCGGCTCTCGGCGTGAAAGCGGAAGAAAAGCCGGTACTGCTGAAAGAACTTCGCCCGAAACCAGTGGCGGTGCTCGTCGCCAAGCGTATTGCCCTGCCGAAACTTCGGGTCGGCCGGATCAGAAGGGATTTCTTCGAAGATCAGCTTGTTGATCGCAGCAAGGCGCTTGGTTGCGTTCTTGCTGCGATAGCCAGCCAGGTTTGCAGCCTTCAGGGCCGAGACCTTTTCGGCAAGTTCCGACACCTGATCAAGAAACAACGGGTGCGCGAACAGGGTCCAGCCGTTCACGACCAACGGCACGTTGGAGGCATCCGTCATTCATCTTCGGGCGACAGCGCCGCATCAAGATCCACTTCGACACCGTCAACGAGTTCGGCCAGCTTGGCCCGCAGCGGCGCGTCCAGGCCACGGACATGGCCGGGATTCTGGCGAATGTCCTCTACCAGAAACGCGAGAAATGCGCCGATGGCAGGGTCTTCCGCGGTATCCGAGGCGCGGCGGAGGAGGACGTCACCCTCAGGCAGGATGGTGTAGGAGATGCGATCGCGCTTTTTCAGGCCAAGCGCCTTGCGCACGACGCCGGGCATCGTGGTCTGATACTTGTCCGTCAGCGTGGACTCGACCTTGAGTTCAGCCAGCATGTGATTCTCCTTCACCTCGCTGACACAAGGTAAGGCAAACGCATTACCCATTCAAGAACTCAGCGGCTGTATGGCCCGGATCGCGCTTCAGGCCACCCGCAACATTGGTGCACCCATGCCCGCCACCCGCGAAACAGTCCTCGCCGCGTTGCACGCGCGGCTGCTGCCGCTTTCTGCCCTCATCCTGCGTGACGAGGTCCTGCCCGAGCGGATCCCGGCGGCCGGTCTGATCATCCTGCGCGACGGACAGCCGGGCGAACCGGAAGTGACGCTGTCGCCGCTGCGCTATCACTACCAGCATCGGGCCGAGCTGGAGGTCGTCGTCCAGGCAGGCATCGGCCGGGCCAGCGCCTTCGATAACCTGATCGCCGCCATCGGCGCGGCTCTGGAGACCGACCGGACACTTGGCGGCCTCTGCGACTGGGTCGAACCCGAAGCCCCGGCCTCAGTCGACGTGCCCGTCGAGGGCGCCGCTGCCCTGAAGGCGGCGGTGATCACCGTCGTCCTGCATTACACCACGACCGGCCCTCTGGCCTGACATCCCACTCACAAGGAGACTCCCATGGCACGCGCACACGGCGCGCGGGCGCAAATGGCGCTTGCGTTCGAGACGGTTTACGGCACCCCGCCCGCCTCTGGCTATCGGACGGTGCCCTTCGCCAGCACCACGCTCGGCTCCGAGCAGCCGCTGATCGCCTCGGAACTGCTCGGCCAGGGGCGCGATCCGCTTGCCCCGATCAAGGACGCGGTCACCGCCGACGGCGATGTCGTGGTGCCGATCGATGTCGAGAACTTCGGCCTCTGGCTGAAGGCGGCCTTCGGTCAGCCGACGACCACCGGCACGACGCCCAAGACGCACACCTTCCAGTCTGGCAACTGGACACTGCCGAGCATGGCCATCGAGACGGCGATGCCCGAGGTGCCGCGCTATGCAATGTACACCGGCTGCGTCTGCGATCAGCTGTCCTGGCAGATGGTGCGGTCTGGTCTGCTGACGGCCACTGCCCGACTGGTGGCGCAGGGCGAGAGCGTCGCGGCCACCACGGCCGCTGGCACGCCCACCGCATTGGCGCTGCAGCGCTTCGGGCACTTCAACGGGGCGATCACTCGCAATGGCACGCCGCTCGGCAATGTCATCTCGGCCGAGGTCACCTATTCCAACGGCCTCGATCGGATCGAGACCATCCGATCGGACGGGCGCATCGAGGGGGCCGACCCCGGCATGGCCGCGCTGACCGGCCGGGTGGAGGTGCGTTTCGCAGACACCACGCTGATCACGCAGGCCATCGACGGCACGCCGTGCGAGCTGGTCTTCGCCTGGAGCCTCGGGGCCAACGCCAGCTTCACCTTCACCGCGCACGCCGTTTACCTTCCGCGTCCCCGGATCGAGATCCCGGGCCCGCAGGGCATCCAGGCCACCTTCGACTGGCAAGCGGCCAAGGCCACCAGCCCGGCCCGCATGTGCACTGCCGTCCTCGTCAACACCGTCGCAACCTATTGAGAAGGCCCGCCATGCTGACCCTCGACCTCACCAACGCGCCGCAGTGGTGCGAACTCATTCCCGGCGTGCGTGTCAAGCTGCGCCCACTTACCACAGCACTGATGGTCTCGGCGCGGGGCGATCCTGCGATTGCCGACCTGCCCGAGGGGGCGGCGACCGAGGAAGCTGCACTCTTGATGGCCAAGGCGCTGGCGCGGCGCGCGATCCTCGAATGGGAGGGGATTGGCGACGCCGATGGCAGTCCCATCGATCCGAGCCCCGAGGCCATCGATGCGCTCCTCGACCTCTGGCCTGCCTTCGAGGCGTTCCAGACCCTGTACGTCGCCAAGGCTCTCCTGCTGGACGCGGAAAAAAACGCCTCATCGCCCTTGCCGACTGGTCCTTCGGCGGGGGCGAAAGCTACTGCGCGGCCTGCGCCGGACCCTGTCCTGACTGCCCCGCACGACTGAACCGGCCGCTGACGCTGGAGGGCGCGCAGGTCTGGGACCTGGCGCAGCGCCTTGGCGGGCAGATGCGGGTCATCCCCGGCGCGGTTATCGGCTGGGACATGGGCGCGGCGCTGGCCTTGGGAGCGGCCCTCGGCATCTCCCCGCCTGCTATCGCCGAACTGCTGCCCGCCCTCGAGGCGGTGATGGTCCGCCGCGTGAACGAGCAGATCGCAGCCAACCGCGACTGACCCCATCTGGAGCTCTGATCCCATGGCCGAGAAACGCGTCTCCGTCCGGCTCGCCGCCGTGGGCGGCCGCCAGGTGCGCGCCGAACTGGAAGGCGTGGGTGAGGCCGGGGCCAAGGGCTTCGGCCGCCTGTCGCGCGAGATGGAATTGGCCAACACCCGTCTGGCCAGCTTCGCCCGCCGGGCGGGCCTCGCACTCGGGGCCGCAGCAGCGGCAGCCACAGCCTCGCTTGGGCTGATCGTCCGTTCCACGGCCGAGAGCGCCGCCCAGATCCGGCAGTTCGCGCAGGTCGCCAATGCGACGCCCGAGGCCCTGCAGCGCTGGTCGGCCGGGGCGCGTACGGTGGGGATCGAGCAGGAGAAACTGGCGGACATCCTGAAGGACGTGAACGACCGGGTGGGCGACTTCCTCCAGACCGGCGGCGGGCCGATGGCGGATTTCTTCGAGAATGTCGCGCCCCGCGTGGGCGTGACGGCCGACCAATTCGCACGTCTGTCAGGGCCGGAGGCTTTGCAGCTCTACGTCGACACGCTGGAACGCGCCGGTCTCAGCCAGCAGGAGATGACCTTCTATCTGGAGGCGATGGCCTCGGACGCCACGCGTCTGCTGCCGCTCTTGCGCAACGGCGGGGCCGAGATGGCCCGTCTGGGTGACCAAGCCTCGGACCTCGGGGCGATTCTGGACAGCGATGCGCTGGAAGCCTTGCGCCGCACGCAAATGGCGCTGGGTACCGTATCCCTCGTGTTCGATGGTCTCCGGAACCGCATCGCCGTGGCTGTCGCTCCGACCATCGAGGCGCTCGCCAATGCCTTCGTTGCCCTGGCCTCCGATGGCGGCATCCTCCGTTCGGCCATCGACGGGCTGATCGGCAATCTCCGCCGTCTCGCCTCCTATGCCGCGACCTTTGCGGCCGTCATGGCCGGGCGCTGGGTGGCAGGACTGGCGGCGGCGGCCCTGTCGGTGCGTGGTCTTGCGACGGCACTCGTATTCCTGCGCGGTGCCCTGATCCGGACCGGCATCGGCGCGGTGATCGTCGGGGCGGGCGAGCTGGTCTACCAGTTCTCGCAGCTGGTGACGCGTGTCGGCGGTGTGGGCGAAGCCTTCCGGCTGCTCGGCGATCTGGCCCGCGAGGTCTGGTCGCGGATCGGTCTGTCGCTCGACGCGGCGCTGGCGCGGATGGCGGCCGGATGGGAGGGGCTGAAGGCGGCGGGGCTATCGGCCCTCGAGGGCACCATCGCGGGCGTCGTCAGCTTCGGCGACCGGACAGCCGCGATCTTCCAGGGGGCCTATGACGCGGCGGTCGCAATCTGGGGCAGTCTGCCGGGGGCCATCGGCGACTTCGCCTTCCAGGCCGCGAACGGGCTGATCTCCGGTGTCGAGGCAATGCTGAACGGCGTCGTCACGCGCATCAACAGCTTCATCGAGACCCTGAACGCGGCGCTGGCCCTGCTGCCAGAGTGGGCCACCGGTGAAGGTGGCGTGAGGATCGGTATCCTCGATCCGGTGGAACTCGGCCGCATCAGCAACCCCTTCGAGGGCGCGGCAACGGCTGCAGGCGCTGCCGCTGCAGACGCCTTTTCGGCCGCGCTGTCGCGGACCTATCTCCAACCGCCCGATCTCGGGCTTGGCGCGATGGCCGACGATGCCCGCGCCCGTGCCGATGGCTATCGCGAGGCGGCCGGGATGCTGGCTGATGCCGCCAGTCGGCCGCTCGCCAGCTGGCAGGCGCTGAAAGATGCGGTGACCGGCACGGGGACGGAAGCCGAGACCGCGCTTGCGGATGCGGCTGGTGCAGCCGACGCGCTGACCACGGGGCTGAACGACACGGCGGCCGCCGCCGATGGCGCTGGCAGCGCTACACGCGACGCCGGGGCGGCTGCGGCCGAGGGTGCCGACGCGGCCCTCACTGGCTGGCAAGCCGTCACGGCGGCCCTCTCCGACTATGCCGCCAAGGCGCGCGACATCGGCGGGGACATCGGCAGCGCGCTGGTGGGCGCGTTCCAGAGCGCCGAGAATGCCATCGGCGATTTCGTGAAGACCGGCAAACTCGACTTCCGCGATCTGGTCACCTCAATGATCGCCGATCTCGCCAAGCTCGCGGCCCGTCGCTTCATCCTCGGTCCGATCGCCAATGCCCTTTCCGGCGCCATGGGTGGGGCGGGCGGGATCTTCGCCAACATCCTGCATGCGGGCGGCATTGTCGGTGCCGCTGGCCCCGGCCGGATGGTCCCGGCGCTGGCCTTCGCCCATGCGCCGCGCATGCACAGCGGCGGTTGGGCCGGGCTGCGGCCCGATGAGGTGCCCGCGATCCTGCAACGTGGGGAGCGGGTTCTCTCCCGGCGCGAGGCGGCGGGGTACGGCCAGGCGGGCGTCTCGACCGTCAATGTCACGTTCAACGCCCGCGACGCCGAGAGCTTCCGCCAGTCCCGGACACAGGTCGCCAGCGACATCGCCCGCGCCGTGTCGCTGGGGCGGCGCGGCATGTGAGGATCAGCCATGGCGTTTCACGAGGTCCGCTTTCCGGACAACATCAGCCGAGGCGCGCGCGGTGGCCCGGAACGGCGCACGCAGATCGTCGAACTGGCAAGCGGTGCCGAGGAGCGCAACGCGAGCTGGGCCAACTCGCGCCGCCGCTACGACGTCGCCTATGGTATCCGCCGCGCCGACGATCTGGCGGCAGTCGTCGCCTTCTTCGAGGCCCGCAACGGCCGCCTCCACGGTTTCCGCTTCAAGGACTGGGCCGATTTCAAGTCCTGCCTGCCGTCGCAGACCCCGGCGTCAACCGATCACCCCATCGGCACCGGCAACGGCAGTACGAACACCTTTCAGCTGGCCAAACGCTACACCTCCGGCGCGCAGTCCTGGACGCGCGCCATCAGCAAGCCCGTCGCCGGGACCGTGACCATCGCCCTGAACGGCACGCCGCAGGCTTCCGGCTGGTCGGTCTCCACCGCAACCGGCCTCGTCACCTTCACCACCGCCCCGGCCCTGGGCGTGGCCATCACCGCGGGCTTCGAGTTCGACGTCCCCGTCCGCTTCGACACCGACGCCCTCGACGTCACCCTCGACCTCGAACGTCTCGGGTCAATCACCTCGATCCCCCTCATCGAACTCCGCCTCTGAAGGACCGATCCCATGTCCGAACCCACGACCGTGCGCATGGGCGCACTGGCCGCCTACCTGAGCCTTGCCCTTGCGCTCTCGGCACAAGCCGGGGCCGCGATCTGGTGGGCCGGCACGCAGAACACCCGCCTGACCTCGCTCGAGGCACGGGTGGCCGAACTGCTCTCCGCCTCACCGCTCTACCACCGCCAGATCGTCGAGGCCGACCGCCGCATCGCCGTCATCGACGAGCGGATTGCCAACATCCTCGCCCGGATCGAAGCGCTGACCGCCGCGCTCGAGCGCCGCCACGACGCCCCCTGATTTCCCCAAAAGGACCACCGCTATGCAGACCACCGACCGGGGGCTTCTCGCCCTGATCCGGCACGAAGGGGTCGTGCCCGGACCCTATCTTGACGTGAAGGACGTCTGGACCTTTGGCATCGGCCACACCGCCGCCGCTGGTCCGCCCGATCCGGCGCGCATGCCACGTGGCATGCCCGCCGACACGCAAGCCGGGATCCGTGAAGCCTTCCGGCTCTTCCGCGCCGACCTTGCGGCCTACGAGGCCGAGGTGTTGCGCGCCGTGAAGGTGTCGCTTCAACCCCACGAGTTCGATGCGCTGGTCTCCTTCCATTACAACACCGGCGGCATCGCCAAGGCCGCGCTGACGCGCCACCTGAACGCGGGCAACCGCGGCGCGGCCGCAGCGGCCTTCATGGGCTGGCTCAAGCCCGCCGCGATCCGGTCCCGGCGCGAGGCGGAACGCGACCTCTTCGGGAAAGGTATCTACCCGACCGGCACCATCCCGGTCTGGTCGGTCGACAGCAATGGTAGGGTCGATTTCTCGCGACCGATCCGTCGGCTCAGCGAGGCCGAGGCGCTGTCCTTGCTACGCCCGGCGAGCCCGCCGGTGCCGCCGCCCCTGCCAATATCGGTGCCAAACCAATCGTCTGGCACCCGGCCGTGGTGGCAGCGGCTGATGGAATTTTTCACAGGAAAGGCAAGATCATGAACTGGACCTTCGCCCGCGGCCTCGTCTATCTCGCTTGCCTTGTCGCCTCCGGCCTCGCCATGGCGGGGCTGGCGGATTTCGACCTGGCGACCGGGACCTTCGACCTCAGACCCTTCAACCTCTACGCCCTGATCGGTGCGGCAGGCGGTGTCGTGTCCTCGGCGCTGGCCTCGATCGCGCTCTGGCGGGGTTGGGGGCGCAGATGAAGGCCCTTTCATCCGCGCTGCAGGCCCATCTCGACGAGCGCACGACAACGCTCGCCTGGTGCTGGAGGATCACCCGTTCCGATGGCGTGACCTTCGGTTTCACCGACCATGACCGAACGCTCACCTTCGACGGGACCGAGTTCGAGCCGGAAAGCGGGCTGACGGCGTCAGAGGTGCGGTCTGGCTCTGACCTGTCCGTGGATGCACAGGATGCGCACGGCGTGCTCTCCTCCGACCGGATCACCGAGACCGATATCCTCGACGGCCGGTGGGACAATGCGGCGGTCGAGGTCTGGCGCGTCAACTGGACGGAGCCTGCCGAGCGGGTACTCCTTCGCGCCGGGGCGATCGGCGAGATCCGCAGGGGACGCGTGGCCTTCACGGCAGAGATGCGATCCCTCGCACATCTCCTTGGCCAGACGGTCGGTCGGACGTTTCAGGCGAGTTGCGACGCGGCGCTGGGCGATGCGCGCTGCGGGGTGAACCTGGCTACACCCTCGAACCGGGCGACCGGCACCGTGCTCGTGCCGCTCCGGGATCGGACCTTCACGACCGCAGGGCTTGGGGGTTTTGCGGCGGGCTGGTTCACCTTCGGCATTATCGAATGGACCTCGGGCGCGAATGCCGGGCGACGGGTCGAAGTCTCAGGCCACGAGGTGACGGGCGGGGCGGCGATCATCACCCTGCTGGAAGCCCCCGTCCGCGCCGTCGCCGCCGCGGATGCCTTCACCATCCTCGCAGGCTGCGACAAGAGTGCTGCGACCTGCCGGACCAAGTTCGCCAATATCCTGAACTTCCGCGGCTTCCCGCATATTCCGGGGCAGGACACGGTCCTGCGCTACGCGACGAAGTCGGGCGGGAACACCGGGGGTGTGTTGTGACCGGCGCCGACCCTATGGCGGTAGTTGCGGCGGCGCGGCGCTGGCTCGGCACGCCCTATCATGATCAGGCAAGCCTCTGCGGCGTGGGCTGCGACTGCCTCGGCCTTGCCCGCGGCGTCTGGCGCGAGATTGTCGGGGATGAACCCTTCCCGATCCCGCCCTATTCCCGCGACTGGGGCGAGATCGGCCAGCGCGAGGTTCTGGCTGATGGCGCGCGCCGCATGATGCCCGAGATTGCCCCGGGCGATGCCACGACGGGCGCGCTTCTTCTTTTCCGCATGCGCCCGCGCGCCATCGCCAAACATGTGGGCATCCTCACCGGCCCTTCCGACTTCATCCACAGCTACGAGCGGCTGGGCGTGATCGAACAGCCCTTCACCGAGGCCTGGCAGCGGCGCCTGGCCTTCGCCTTCCTTTTTCCCGCATCAGGGGCCTGACATGGCAACACTCGTCCTGGGCGCGGTCGGCGCTGGCATCGGCGCAGGGTTCGGCGGGGCCGTCCTCGGTCTTTCCGGGCAGGTGATCGGCGGGCTGATCGGCTCGGCGGTGGGTTCGGTCGTCGACAGCTATATCCTTGGCGGGCTGATGCCCGATCAGACCCAGCAGATCACCGGCCAGCGGCTTGAGAGCCTGAAGGTCACAAGCTCCACCGAAGGTGTGGCCATCCCGCGCCTCTTCGGCCGCATGCGCCTTGGCGGGAACATCATCTGGGCCACGGATTTCCGGGAAGAGACCCGCGTGACCACCGAGACCCAAGGCGGCGGTGGCAAGGGTGGCGGGGGCGGCGCGAACGTCACCACCACCACGACCGAATATCTCTACTACGCCTCTTTCGCCGTGGCCCTCTGCGAAGGGCCAATTGCCGGGATCGGGCGCGTCTGGGCGGATGGCGACCTGCTCGATATGTCGGGGATCACCTGGCGCTGGTATCCGGGCAACGAAAGCCAGGGCGCGGACCCGCTCATCGCCGCCCGGATGGGCGCCGGTGCCGCGCCCGCCTATCGCGGTGTCGCCTATGTCCTCTTCGAAGACATGCTGCTCACCGCCTTCGGGAACCGCATCCCGCAGATCACCTTCGAGGTCTTCCGCCCCCTCGTCGATCCGCAGACAGTCGAGGGCATCCTGCCCGCCGTCACACTGATCCCGGCCTCGGGCGAGTTCGCCTACGCAACCGAGCCGGTCCGGCGGCAGGTCGGATCGGGTTTCGCCGTCCGGTCGGGCGTGGCAGAGAACTTGAACGCCGACCCCGATGTGCCGGATATCCTGCTCGCGCTCGACCAGCTGCAGGCGATGCTGCCCGCGGTGAAGAGCGTCACGCTGGTCGTGTCCTGGTTCGGAACCGACCTGCGCCTCGGGTCCTGCCAGCTGAAGCCGGGGGTGGAGACCGCCTCGAAGGAGACCACACCGGTCTCATGGTCGGTGAACGGGCTGTCGCGTGCCGAGGCGCATCTTGTGTCGCAGGATGCCGAAGGCCGCCCGGTCTATGGCGGCACGCCTTCGGACCTTTCGGTGGTACAGGCCATTCAGGCGATCAAGGCGCGCGGGCTGCGCGTGACCTTCTACCCCTTCATCCTGATGGACGTCCCCCCCGGCAACAGCCTGCCCGATCCCTACAGCGCCAATGCCGCAAGCATCGGCCAGCCCGCCTTTCCGTGGCGCGGCCGGATCACCTGTTCTCCGGCCGCAGGCTTTGCCGGGACCGTGGACAAGACGGCGGCGGCTGGCGCGCAGGTTGCGGCCTTCATGGGTTCTGCCACGGCGGCGCAGTATTCCGTCTCAGGCACGACCGTCGCCTTCACCGGGCCGCCCGGTGAATGGTCCTTCCGGCGCATGATCCTGCATTACGCCCATCTCTGTGAAGCGGCGGGCGGGGTCGATGCCTTCGTGATCGGCACCGAGATGCGCGGCCTCACACGGGTGCGGAGCAGCGCGACGGGGTTTCCGGCGGTGGCGGGGCTCGTCTCGCTTCTCGGGCAGGTGCGCACAGTCATCGGGGCCGGGACGAAGCTTGGCTATGCCGCGGATTGGTCGGAATACTTCGGCTACCATGCCGGGGACGGTACGGGCGATGTGTTCTTCAACCTCGACCCGCTCTGGTCGAACGGCAATCTCGATTTCATCGGGATCGACAATTACATGCCCCTTTCGGACTGGCGCGACGGTTCGGGCCATCTCGATGCGCTGGCTGGCTGGTCCTCGATCTACGACCGCAACTACCTCAAGTCCAACATCGCCGGTGGCGAGGGGTTCGACTGGTTCTACGCCTCGGACGCGGCACGGGCCGCGCAGATCCGAACGCCGATCACGGACGGGGCGGCGGGGAAGCCGTGGGTGTTTCGCTACAAGGATCTGATCTCCTGGTGGTCGAACCCGCATGTCAACCGCCCCGGCGGCGTTGAAAGCGGCGCACCGACCGCCTGGGTGCCACAGTCCAAGCCCATCTGGTTCACCGAACTGGGCTGCCCCGCGATCGACCGCGGCACGAACCAGCCCAATGTCTTCGTCGACCCCAAATCGGCCGAGAGCCAGCGCCCCTACTTCTCGCGGGGGTTCCGCGACGACGCGATCCAGCGCGCCTATCTCGAGGCGACCTATCAGCATTGGATGGACCCGTCGAAGAACCCCGTCTCCTCCGTCTATGGCGGGCGGATGGTGCATGTGTCGAACTGCGCGGCCTGGACCTGGGACGCGCGCCCCTATCCCTTCTTCCCCGAACGGTCGAACATCTGGTCGGATGGCGAGAACTGGCGCCTTGGCCACTGGTTGCCCGGCCGCATCGGCTCTGGCCTCGGCGCGCTGGTGCGCGCGCTCTGCCTGCGCGCGGGGCTGCAAGAGGCGCAGATCGACGTCGGCAACCTCACCGGCTCGGTCGATGGCTATGTGATCGGCAACCTTGAGAGCGCCCGCGCCTCGCTTTCCATGCTGGGCAGGCATTTCGGGTTCGATGCGGTGGAAAGCGAAGGCGTCATGCGCTTCCTGATGCGCGGGCGACCCGCCCTTGTGACGCTCAGCGTGGATGACCTCGTCGCCGCCCGTGATGGCGAGCCCTTCGAACTGACGCGCGGGCAGGAGACCGAGCTTCCCCAGGCCCTCAAATGGTCCGTCGCCCGCGCCGACGAGGATTATGACACCGCACAGGTCGAGGCGCGGCGGATCACGGTCGCCTCCGCACGGATCGCCTCGGAGTCCTTCCCCCTCGCCGTCGCACCAGACCTCGCTGAACAGCGCTGCCGCCGCGCCTTGATGGAGGCTTGGGTGGGGCGCGAACGCGCTGCCTTCCGCCTTCCGCCATCCCGCCTCGCGCTCGATCCGCTCGATGTGGTGAGCCTCGACCATGACGGCCGTCTGATGGAATTCCGGCTGACCGGCATTGCGGACGGCACGTCCCGCACGGTCGAGGCGACACGGCAGGATCAGGGGTCCTACGATCCCGTGCCCGGCAATCGCCGCGGGTCCGTGCCTGCAACGCCCGCGCTGGTCGGATCGGCGGCCATAGCGCTTCTGGACCTGCCGCAACTGCGCCCCGATCAGGCGCCCCACCAGCCGCTGGTTGCGGCCTTTGCCGATCCATGGCCCGGAAGCCTCGCCGTTTATCGCAGCGCGACGCTCGATGCTTTTGAACTTGCCACGATCATCGGCGCGCGCGCCCGGATCGGCACGCTTGCCGCCGACCTCTTTGCCGGTCCGACGTCACGCTTCGATCTTGGCAATACGATGGTCCTCGACCTCGAAGGCGGGACGCTCGATTCCGTGACGGACCAGCTCCTCTTCTCCGGCGCGAATGCCTTCGCCCTCCAGAGTTCGGAGGGACGTTGGGAAGTCCTTCAGGCGGGCGCGGCGCAACTGGTGCAGCCGGGCCGCTATCACCTGACGCGGCTTCTGCGTGGCCAGCGCGGAACGGAGGCCGCCATCCGCAATCCCGCGCCCGCAGGCACGCCTGTGGTGGTGCTTGACGGGGCGCTTGTGCCCTTGGGCGTCGCGGAGACCGAAATCGGCATGCCCTGGAACTGGCGCATCGGCCCGGCATACCGGGCCGTGAGCGACACCTCCTATGTCGCGCAGACCTTCACGCCCACCGGTCAGGGCCTGATGCCCTTCGCCCCCGTCCATGTCGAACAGCCCTGGCGACGGGCGCGCCTCCCCGGTGATCTGACCATCCGCTGGACCCGCCGATCCCGCGCACTGGTCGCCGATGCCTGGGAACAGGTCGAGGTGCCGCTGGCCGAGGACATCGAGAGCTACGACATCCAGATCCTAGACGGGGCCGCCGTCAAGCGCACGCTGACCAGCAGCACGAGTTCCGTCCTCTACACCGCTGCTCAGCAGATCACAGACTGGGGCGCACCGCTCGGGCCCGGCCAGACGCTGGCCATCCGCATCTACCAGCTCTCGAACCGCCTCGGCCGCGGCACGCCTGCGTCCGTGACGCTGCAATTCTGATCCCAACCCACGGGAACCTCCATGTCCGACACCACGACCCATCTGGGCCTGCCCTACCTCTTGGCGGCCCAAGCCCAGAAGCATGTCACCCACAACGAAGCTCTGCGCTTGCTGGACGCCATGGTGCAGCTCTCGGTCCTTGACCGGACGCGCACCGTGCCCCCGGCCGGTGCGGCCGACGGCAACCGCCATCTGGTGGCCTCCGGCGCGACCGGCCTCTGGTCCGGGTGGGACCTGAACATCGCCTTCTGGGTCGATGGCGGATGGATCAGGCTGGTGCCACGCACCGGCTGGCTGGTCTGGGTCGCGGCCGAGGGGCTGTTCCTCGTCTGGACCGGCGGCGCCTGGGAGGTCGTGGGCGAGCCGCGCGACGTCTCGGACGCGGTCTTCAGCCTGGTGAACGATGCGGACCCGACGAAGAAGGCGACCTTTTCGCTGGCAGGGATCAGCGCCGGGACCACGCGGAGTTTCACGCTGCCCAACACATCGTCCGAACTGGCGATCCTCGCGGGGACGCAGACCTTCACCGGGAACAAGACGTTTTCCGGGACGCTGACTGCATCCGGAACCGTGACGGTGTCGGCGGCAAGCGCCACCATCGGCACGGCAACGACGACCGCCACCTACGGCATGGGCACCGGGGCCACAACGACCGGCGTCACGAAGACGGTGAACCTCGGCACCGGCGGCGCAGCCGGATCGACGACGGTGATCAACCTCGGTTCAACCACGGCCGGGGCGCTGGGAAGCACGATCATCAACACGCCAACCGTCACCTTCGCCGCCAGCGTCACAGCGATCGGCGCGGCCGCCGCGAATGTCACTGCGCTGGGCTTGGGCCTCGGTGGGGCGTCGGCTGACAGCTTCAACCGTCTGTCGATCAACACACCCGCCGTGCTGATGAACAATGCGGGCGCAGGGATCGAGGCGACGGTTAACAAGGCCGCTGCCGGGAACGATGCCGCCTTCGCCTTCAAGACCGGGTTTTCGGCGCGGGCGCTGATCGGGTTGCTCGGGAATGACGATTTCAGCTTCAAGGTCAGCCCGGATGGCTCGGCCTTCTTCGACGCGATCCGCATCGACCGGACCAACGGCCAGGTGGAACTGCCGCAGCCCACCGTCTTGCCAGGTCTGGCCGCAGCGCCATCGCCGCCGCCCGCAGGCAAGGCCGCCCTCTATGCGCGCAACCGCGCCGGGGCGCCGTGGATCGACGTGATGCGCCCCTCTGGCCGGGACTTTCCGCTCCAGCCGCATTTCGGGGTGAACCGCATCGCCAACTGGTCCCCCTCCGTCAGCACCACGATCACGACCGAGGGCCTACCCATCACTTCGGTTGGCACCGTGTCGCACCCAACGCTGGCTGCCACGAACCTGGCCGCCTCGATGCGACGCTGGCGCCTGACCTCGGCGGCCGTCGTGGATTCGGTCGCCGACCAGCGATCCGCAGGCTGGGCGTGCTGGCGCGGCAATGCGGCGGGCTTAGGCGGCTGGACCTTCGTCACGCGGATTTCGCTGACGACGCTGCAGGCGACCGGGATGGGGTTCTTCGGCCTCTATGGATCGACCGCCGCGCTGGCCACAACCCTGACGCTCGCCGCGGCCATCAACTGCATCGGCATCGGCTTCCAGCGCGGGACGCACACCCGTTGGCAACTGGTCGCAAACGACGGGACCGGCGCGCCCACCCTGACGGACATGGGGACGAGTTTCGGTATCGCCACAGGCGGGGTGCTGACCCTGTTCATCGCCGCGCCGCCGAACGGAAGCTCCGTCTGGGTGCGCGTCGTCGACGAAGTGTCCGGCGCGGTCTTCGAGCAGGAGATCACCGCCGATCTGCCCGCCAACACGCAGTTCCTGTCGCCGCGGCTGTTCCTGAACACCGGCGCGACGGCCGCCGCCGTCGCCTACGACTGCGCCGGGGTATACGTCGAGACAGACTTCTAAAGGCGGCGATCTGCATGATCGAGCCGCTCTCCTGCAGGCGACGAGGTAGAGGCTTTTCCGGCAGGCGCGGTCATGGTCCAGATGCTGAGCGATTACGCTCTCTTGCTTGATCAACCGCGAGCGTGCCAATGATGACAAAGCGTGGGCCTAGGCACCAATTTCTCAGCCGAGGCGCGTTTTTCTCGATCAGCGGTATTGTCTCATGATTGAATGGCCCTTTGAGTTCCAGCGTGTTCAAGACGCCCTCGACAAGCGGACCATGACGGGCCAGGAAGCTGCGCGCGAAATCTTCGTCGCAAGACGGAAGCATGGCCCGCCTTGGCACTGGAAAAACTGGAAGCGCACCAGGGTTCAATTCCTTGGCTCGGAATGCGCAACATGCGGCGCCGACCATGAAGCTGTACTTGTTCTGCAGCACACGGTGAGAATACCCCGCGTTCAGCCCTATTTGGACAAGGCCAAGGCTGAATATGAGTCACGGGAACCTGCCCACGACTATCGCGCTGAGTTGCGGGAAGAATGCTACGCGATCCGAGACGCCGTAGTTCCGGAAATTCGGGACTGCTGCCCTCTATGCTTTAGCCTTTCGATTCAGTTTCGCAAAAAGGCGGCGACGTGGATATGCAACAGCCCGGTCGGTCGGGGCTACTGCGGTCACGTTTTCGAAGTTCCGGGAAAGAAGGAGGCCCTCACAGCAGCGCAGAAACGCGGTATCCGCGCGCGAAAGTATATGGCTTGGCGTGAGAAGGCGACAAACTGGGACGGCGATTGGAAGCGCGGAGCGATTCTCGCATGGCTTGCGGATTTCCGGGAGTATCTGTCGCTGAAGCACACAAAGACGCTGTGTAAGCGTTGTGCTTTCCTGGAGGACATGACTGATCTGAAGCCATGCCTCGAGTGCGGATTTGCGTTTTCAAGGACAGAGACTGCGTGTCCCGACTGCGGCCGTGAGGTCGCCGAGGCTCAAGCTGACAGCGCGGAGGGAGAGACCAATGGCGGCCCAACCCAGAACGATGACGCTGGAAATCGATGATGAGCTGCACGAGTTCCTGGCGTTGATGGTAAGCGACGCAGGGCCCTATCAATCCGTCAGCGCCTATGTTGAAGACCTGATCCGGCGCGACATGGCAAGCCAGGAGGCCGCGGCCTTTACGCAGCTGCAGGTGGAACTTCTCACTGCGTTCAGCGCCCCAGAAGCCACCTACCACCCGTCCTCGGCCGCGGAGGTGATCGCGCGCAACCGCATTTGACGGATCAGCCGTTTCTCGTGATCCGGGTGCCATCCGCTCCAAGGGTCATGGAACGGAGAAATCCGCCTACGGAGCGGTCGTGCGGAGAATAGCGGGTCTAATCTCCGCAATATTTGCGGTGATTGATCATGATGACGCCGTAGAATGGGGATCTGCGCAGGTTGCTTGAAGCCGAGCAGAATGTTACAAAACCCAGGACAGGATGCACTTGTGTCCGAGGTTTTGTAACCATGCTTGCGACGGATCAGGGCCAGCGCGCCCGCATGATCGACTACATGGAAGTTCATACGCCAGCCCGTTCAAGGGATCTGGCCTCCATCGGCGTGAGCAGAACCACCATCGCCAGAGCGGTGGCAGACGGCGTGGTGCTGCGGATCGGGCGGGGACTGTATCAGCTGCCCGACAGTGAGCCAGACCTGCATGCTGGGCTGATCGAGATCGCCAAGCTCGCACCCAAGGCCGTCATCTGCCTGACCTCGGCTCTATCCTTTCATCAGCTGACCGACCAACTTCCACGCCGGGTATGGATCGCGATCGGCGCCAAGGACTGGGCACCAAAGATCGAATACCCGCGCATCCGCATCGTGCGCTTCCGTGAGCCCTACCTGACCAATGGCACTGAGGTCCATCGGATCGGGGAGGCGGAGGTTCGGGTCTATTCCATCGCCAAGACGATTGCAGACGCATTCCGGAACCCGAAGCTTGTTGACCGATCTGTAGCCGTTGAAGCGATCAAGGCCGCCCTGAGTGCCAGGAAGGCAACAGCAGGCCAGCTTGCTGCAGCCGCTCGCGAGAACGGCGCGTGGAACCAGATGCGCCCCTATCTGGAGGCCCTGACATCCAATGGCTAAGCAGCCAAAAGATATCGCGGCGTCTGTGCGTCAGCGTCTGCTGAACTTTGCCCGTGCTGAAGGTCAGCTGTTCGATGTGGTGCTGGTGGCCTTCGGCCTCGAACGACTGGTGTACCGGCTGTCGGTCTCCGAATATCGCGACCGCTTTGTCCTGAAGGGTGGCATGCTCGTCACCTTGTGGACGGCCGACACTGGCCGCTTTACCCGGGACATCGACTTCCTGGCGTTCGGCTCGGATGAGGAGGCCGAGCTCAAGATCGCTTTCTCTCGGATCCTCGCCATCGATGGAGGCGATGGGCTGGTCTACGACGTGGCCAGCCTGACGGCCGTCGCCATTCGGGAAGACCAGATCTATGGAGGGATGCGGCTTAGGACTGATGCATATCTCGGGAGCACGCGCATACCGATCACCGTGGACCTCGGCTTCGGCGATGCCCTGGCGGATCCGCAATTCGAGATTGAGTATGGATCCCTGCTCGACTTCCCTGCCGCATCAATCCGTGCCTACTCCCCGGCAACAGTCATCGCCGAGAAGTTTCAGGCCGTGGTGGCGCTGGGCTTGGCGAACAGCCGGATGAAGGATCTATATGATCTGTGGACGCTGCCGAAGTCCGTCAACATCGACATGGGCGACCTCACTGCCGCGATCAGAGGAACCTTCGCTCGACGCGATACCATTGTTCCAGCCGCCTGCCCTATCGGTCTGTCGGTGGAGTTCTCGACCGACCTAGCGAAGATGACGCAGTGGCGGGCCTACTCTGGGGGCACGGCTCTCGACGGGCGGCCGCTCGCGGAGGTCACTGCGGAGATCTGGGCTTGGCTTGAACCGGCATGCAGGGCGGCGGCATGATTGCCGCGTTCTGCGCGATCATCTGGCCCGTCGATGGGGGCCTCGTGTAACGTTGAGTTGTTGTTGAGGTAAACGCGTTTGCTTATACACAAGCGAAACGCTCAACATTGAAGTCTTTGGTTTTATTGAAGATTTTGGTTGCGGGGGCAGGATTTGAACCTGCGGCCTTCAGGTTATGAGCCTGACGAGCTACCGGGCTGCTCCACCCCGCGACAGGTGGTGTCTGACTTGACTGTTTTGTTATCGCTTAGGGAGAGGA